TATCCCAACATAACCGGCATCGATTGTATAAATGCAAAACGTATCTCATTTATGTTCTTTTGTTTCATTACTTCCCCTTATATATGTGAGTTCTGATGACTTCTGTATCCTGTTATGATATATGAATATTGTATCAGTGAACTATGTTCATTTCTGCCAATCATTCCTTCGTAATATAATAAAACAGGTACAAACATACGCTTGTACCTGTTTTATATTAATTTCAAAATTAATGAGACATCGGGGGCTCGAACCCCGGACAACTTGATTAAAAGTCAAGGTACCGAAATCCCAATATATCAGTAAAATCAACAGGTTTCGCTTTTATTATGAGACACAATAGAGACATCTTGTTTTCATTTAATTATTTAAGCATTAATAATGAAGAATGTCAATTATAATTTTAATGGTCCATTTCCTGATTGATTAGACGATTTAAGAAAGCGTTGGTACTCTCCCCTTTGGAAGTGGCATATTCAGTAATTTGTGTTTTGCGTCCCTTGGGAACCTTGAACTCTATCCGATCATAATTATTTTTAACATATTTTGCTGTTGCCTTTTTTTGAGCATCTGATATCGACATAATATCACCTCCTAAATCCAGTATATAGGAAGGGTATGCTGTCGTCAATATACATTATGTACAAATAGTTGGTATATTGTCGTCTATATATTTGTGAGTTTTGTCAATTGATATATTGTCGTCCATATGCTATAATGTATTTAACAGGTAAGAGAAATCAAAAACAGGAGGAAATAAAAATGAACGATATTATGAAGTTATGGGAAGAGAAAGATGAACTGGTAGATATAATTAGACGCAACGGAAAGGCTACAGAAGAACAAGAAGCGAGATTATCATTCCTATTACATGAAATATCTGCATATGAAGATGAGCAAGATTTTTGGGACGACAAGTATAGTTCGGAATGGTAAAAATAACAAACAATCAAAGCTGTCCTATCGGCTACACGGGGAACAAAAACACTCAGGAGGGCAACGGTATGATAACATTTGAAAACTTAAAAGAAGAAGTTCTTAAGACTTGGGAAAGCAAGAAATACAAAGACAAGGAAATGCAAAATATTCTTGCAAGATATAAAAATATTCGTAGGCGAATAGAAAATGGTCAGTCAGAAGATAGCGAAGAAATGATAGAAAGAATTGAACACCTCTGGATGAAGATAAGAGATTACAATACCCGTAAATCGGTAGGGAATTTTAAAATAAAATAAAAACAACCGGTCCCGGCGGCATCCGGGGAGAAAGTAGGGAATATGAAATTAGTAGCTTTTAGAATATCACCAACAGGAGATTTTTACAGAGTAGTGGATCTTGATGGCATGGCACTGATAGAAAGAAAAATATCAGATCAAAAATATGATGTTTGCAGCAAATGTTTGCCAACAGAAGAAGCTGTAAAAAAACTAAAAAGTTTTGTATTCGCAGAAAAATAGATAACCATACCAAGCAGAAATTAGGAGGACAGGCAGAATGAAAAAATATGAAATATCGTATACATCAGGAGCAACAGGCTATGGATGGGATCGGTCATGTGATACCATAAATGAGGTTGAATATTTAATTGAAGAATTGAGGGACACATGGAATGCAATGGTGAATGTTTGGGATAATGAATTACACGATTTTGTATTTTACAAACATGCATTGTCTAATCCTGAAATAGATTTACTTCGCGATTACAATAGAGATTTGCGAACAACGACAAGAAAACGGAAATAGATAACCGTCCCCAGCAGTACTTGGGGAGAAAGAAGGAATTATGGATAAAATAAAAGCTGTGAAAATCTGTAAAATGTTTACTGGTGCAATCGAAAAACAGGAAAAAAGAACCAGAGAAATCAGAAAAGAAATATTTCCTGAAGGCGAACCAAAGATGTTAGGCAATGCAGGAATAGAAGTATTGTGGATGAATCATTATGACTATGTTTTACAATCGTTAAAATATGTATATCCATTTAGCTATTTAGATGAAAATACTTTATTTAAACGAGCAAACATGGAATGGTTATGGCTTCTTAACCAAAAAGGACAGCCGTTGAGGGATGCCGTAAATGCTGAAGAACATGTAAGAGCCTTAGACAGGGCGTTTGAACGTTTTGACACGTCAATACAGTTTGACGATGATGGATACCGCAATAGATTATTTACGACTTTTCGATCTCATTATCAGGCGCTTTGTGAGATTTATCCTGATCAATATAAGATAGAAGATTATCCATTGTAATATCAATCTCATCTGATGATGGCTGTCTGGGCGGCAGCCGAAACCTCTCCGGACAACCGGGGCGGTCATGGGAACCCATCGCCACAGCGGATATTATGGCGCCGCTTTTATATAGATTGTACTTTGAAAATTTAAAAATAAAAGGAAAGATAAATAATCATTGACACGCCCATAATGGACGTGCTATAATTAATTATAAATTACAAACCTATATTATTAAAATACAAATTGGAGGAATAAAAATGGCATGGTATTATGGGACATATAAATGTGGACATGAAGGAAGAACAAATATCGTAGGACCTACAAAAAATAGAGATTGGATAAGCGAAAAAAGATTTTCCGGATTGTGTCCGGAATGCTATGAAAAAGAAAGACTTGAAAAAATCGAAAAAGAAAACGCTCAGGCTACTGAAAAAGCGTCTTCTTATGAATTGCCCGAATTGATCGGAACCGAAAAACAAGTTGTCTGGGCTAATACTCTAAGAGTAAAAATGATTGATAAACTTACTGATATGATTGAACATTCAAAAAATGTTGAAAATATGAAAGATTCACAATTAATTGAGGATGTTCAAACATATTTGATTAGCGAGAAATTGAACGCTTCTTGGTATATTGATGTAAGATATTGTTCAGATAATAAAATAATCTCAGATTTATTATCTGAATATAAGAATTCTAAAAAGAAAGATGATGCTGATTTAGGGACCAAAGATATTAAGGTTGAATCAACCATATCACCTGTTGAAATTAAACATACTGGAATTGTGGAAATTACAGGGCATGATAATAACATAAATGTGAAATATGAAAAAAACGAGGATTTCCGTCAAATTGTCAAATCTTTAGGTTTTACATGGAATGGAACATGGAGCAGAAGATTAAGTGAAACTACTGGAAGTTTTACAGATAGAGCAGCAGAACTAGGAAATAAACTTCTGCAAGAAGGATTTAGAATTTGTATCTATGATGAAAATATTCAACAAAAGGCAATAAATGCAGATTTTGAGCCAGAATGTAAACGATGGATATATCGTCGTAGAGATACAGATAAATTAGCCTTAAATTGGTCGAGAGAAGAACCTAACAGCGATACTATTTATGAAAATTCAAGAAAAATTCTTACTTCCAAGTGGGATAGTCCTTCAGTGGTAGTTGACATCTCGCATTATGAAGAAGTCCAAGATTTTGCGGAAATGTATAATTTCAAATTTACAAAATCAGCAATGGAACTTATTAAAGACTATGAAAACAAGCTTGCAAGCATTAATGAGGTTGTGCCGGCAGAACCAGTCAAAATAGAGGAAGAAGATAAACTTGAAAAAATTTTAAATTCTTCCAGAGAAGTTTTAGGAGATTTAATAGATGAGGATTAAGACAAGACTTAAATCTTACCAGGTAGACGCTTTCAATAAATTAAAAGGCATAAAAGCAAATGCTTTATATATGGAAATGGGGACCGGGAAAACAAGAGTTACCCTAGAGCTGATAAAATATAAACTCGAACGCAATAAAATAACTCAGGTCCTATGGATGTGTCCATGCTCTATTAAAATGGATTTAAGAGCCAATATATTAAAACATATAGATAATGATAGCATAATACGAATCGAGGGCATAGAGAGCCTGTCACAATCGGATAGGCTATATCTTGAACTACTTAATTATGTAACATCTGCGAAAACATATTTAATTGTAGATGAAAGCAATCTTGTGAAAAATCATTATGCTAAACGCACCCAAAGAATGAGCGCATTGGCAAAGCATTGTGAATATCGTTCTATCCTAAACGGGACACCGATCAGCAAAAATGAAGCGGATCTGTATTCACAATGGTATATACTTGACCCACGTATTTTTGGATATCGAAGTTTCTGGAGCTTCGCAGCGAATCACTTGGAATATGATGATTATGGAAATATAAAAAGAATCTTAAATATAGATTATTTAACTGAAAAAATGGCACCATATGCCTATATGATAGAAAAAGAAGAGGCTTTAGAACTCCCTCCAAAGAAATATTATACAGAATATTTTGATTTGACAAAGAGACAAGAAAGTGAATATTTTTGGATAAAAGACAAACTATTAGATGGTGTGGATAATTTTACTAATTCTTCTATATACAAGCTATTTACAGCATTGCAGAGAGTAACGAGCGGGGAGGAAATTGTAAAAACAGATCCATTGGCTTCAAGGCCATTGTTTAAAAATCCTTATGATAATCCAAGAATACAAATTCTTCTTGATAATATTATTCCAGATGAAAAAAATATCATATGGTGCAAATTTGAAAATGAAATACATGATATTCACAATGTATTGGAGAAGGAATATGGTAATGATTCCATCGCATTATATTATGGGAAATTGAGTCAGCGAAATAGGCAAAGAGAACTTGACCGTTTCAAAAATGATGCAATGTTTTTAATTGCCAATAAATCATGTGGTAGTTACGGCTTAAATTTGCAATATTGCCACAACATGATATATTATAATAATGATTTTAATTGGGCTACACGAGCGCAATCTGAGGATAGAATACATAGAATCGGACAAGAACATACTGTATATATAACTGATATTTGCGCCGATTGTAAAATTGATGAACGGATACTTGATAATCTAATGAATAAGGAAAATCTTGCTGATTCTTTCAAGGCAGAACTTAAAAATAAGCGAGATGTTTCAGCGTGGATTGATGGGAGGAGCTAAATCATGATAAGAATAGGACAAACGGACATAGGGAAAAAGAAAATAGTCAATGAATTTATAAAAAGTAATGAGCAAATAAATAAAATTTATTGTTTCTATTTTAAAAAATTTCCTATTAAATTCAATACAAAAATCGATATAGAATATATTGAATATTCGGAAACGGAGATGTACCGCACTTTTTATCCCTTATTGGAGAGAATAGATCAGAATACTTTGCTGATATTTAATGAATGTATGAGAACGCAGAATAGATCAGAATTAAAATATAACTGTATGCATCATTATGTAAATCAATGCGGTTATAAGATCGTGTTTGAATACTTTCCAATTATTGACAATAAAGAAGATTTTATGATTTTATTAGATCTCATAGATAAGCAAAAATATAAAGGTAAATCCTTTCAATATTCATTTTTAAAAGACGAAGACATTATTATGAAACCAAGAAAATTAAAGTTAATTACTGACATATTTCATACTTCCTATGGGCAAAAAGAAAAATATGAAAGCGAAAAAGAAAAATTGTTTAAAAATCTAGGAATGAAGAATCCTGATACTGTGCCGCGAAATTTACAGATTTTAGCTGGTAATTTCAAATTAGCAAAAATCGACAATGAGCACATGTATATCGCACGGAATAAGCGTTTTAATAAAGAGAACGTAACTACTTATGATAATATAGAAAATCGCAAAGACTATATTATTATAGATTTTCATTATAGGCGGATAGATTTTAATGATTTTGTTAGACGGACAGGAATTGAAAAAGTGAATTATATTTCTACAGACTTATCTATTGATGAAGTTTTGATCAAGGAATTTATACAATGGAATGCAAGATTGGAGGCTATCTATGGTCAGGCAAATTTATGTTAATGAGAATGTTCTAAGTGCTGCCAAGAAGCGAATATCATACATATTCGATGAATTTCAAAATGTATGCATATCAATCAGTGGCGGTAAAGATAGCACTGTGTTGGCTTATTTGGCCTTAACAGAAGCACATAGGCGAAACAGGAAAGCATCTTTGTTTTTTCTTGATGAAGAAGTCGTATATGATAGCACGGTCAAGCAAATTAAATATTTGATGAATTTATATCCAGAAAATACAATCAAATTATGGTTTCAAATATCTTTTAATCTGACCAATGCTACATCATTTAAAGAAGGACAATTAATTTCCTGGGAGCAGGGCAAGCATAAGATATGGATGAGACATAAAGAATTAGATTCAATACAATACAAACCTTGGGATAAGGATCATGAGTCAATAAGAGACAAAAATAAGGGCTTTGGGTTTTATGATGCGCTTGATAATTTTCAAAAATCAAGGAAAGACACTGCTTTTTTAATCGGATTGAGAGCAACGGAAAGCCCCCACAGGTGGCAATCTGTAGCAAAAAATCCTGGATATAAAAATGTCTATTGGTGTACAAAACATAAGAAAAATAATAATTATAGCTTCTATCCACTTTATGATTGGAATTTTCATGATATATGGAAATATATCTATGATGAGAAGCTTGAGTATAGTAAGATCTATGATTATCAGTGGAAAAAGGGAACTGGAATACAGGAAATAAGGGTATCTAGTTTAATACATGAAAAATCATTTAAAGCCTTAGTTGATTTGCCAGAATTTGAGCCAAAAACATATGACCGTTTACTTAAGCGGATTAATGGAATAGAAGTAGGACATTTGTACGGAAAAGATAGTAAAATGCTTAAAGTCAGGAAGCTTCCGAAAAATTATAAAAGTTGGATTGAATATCGTGATTTTCTTCTGAAAACATATCCTGATGAATCTAAAAGATGGATATTTGAGAAACGATTCAGCAATCACTTAAACAATAATTATGTAGCGAGACAACAATGTAGGCAGCTTGTCTTGAATGATTATGAAAATAATCTTCCTGTGGATAATAAGCCTGATCCAAGAGAAAAAACGATTGAAAAATGGAGGAATTTATTGTGAGAAAATTTGAAACAGAATATGGAACATTTCAAGTACCAGATTTTCCGAAAATAAAAACAAAAAAGGGTGAATTATTATTACCTGTTATGTGTCCTATTTTAGTTCCTCGTGAATTAATCCAGGCGAATAATTATAACCCGAATAATGTTGCAAAAAATAATATGGAATTATTGCAAACTTCTATTATGGATAATGGCTTTTGTTTTGCTATCATTACTGTTTGGGATAAAGACATCAGGAAATTCGTGATAGTTGATGGATTTCACCGAGATACTATACTTGATATTTGGCTGGAAGCAGAGGAAATACCCATAATCGTATTAGAACAAAGCACGTCTCAAAGAATGGCTGCTACTGTACAATTCAATAGAGCAAGAGGTGTTCATCAAGTGGAATTGATGGGTGATCTTGTACAGGCACTTATCAATCAGGGCGCATCTGATGATGAAATAGCAAAACATTTAGGAATGGATTTAGAAGAAATATTCCGGTTAAAACAAATAACTGGCATAGCTGAAATATTTAAGAATCAGACTTATTCTAAGGCTTGGGAAATGCAGGAGGTTGATGAAGTTGTCTAATTGGGAATATGGAGGTATATATAAAAATTATGATATGATCGGCGAAATATATATAGGTACCGGCATTGTGAAGGTTCATGATATTTTTGATCCGCTTCCAGATTTTATGTTACAAGCGGATTGCTTGTTTATTGACCCACCATGGAATCTTGGTAATCTTAATAGCTTTTATACTAAAGCTGACCGTATAGATTATCAAAAAAGTTTTGAGGCATTTTATATCCGATTGTTTCAATGCATAGGTGAAATAAGACCTCGAAATTTATATGTTGAAATTGGCAAACAATATTTAGCTGATTTTATTATTGAGACACGTAAAATATTTAAAAATGTGACTTTTTATAATAGCAATTATTATCACAAAAAAGATAACAAGTGCTATATTGTTTATGGGACTAATAAGCGAATCCAAAAATCTAATCTGGATTATATGGATGAAGAGGATATAATTAAATGGATTTGCATAAATGAGGACTATGAATGCATTGGAGATTTATGTATGGGTAGAGGACTTGTGGGAATCCATGCATATAAAGTCGGAAAGCCATTTGTCGGAACAGAATTAAATCCCAAGAGATTGGCTGTTCTTATAGAGAGAATATCAGAATTAGGAGGAAACTATGAAAATAGCAGAATATAGGAAAAAAAAAGGATTAACTCAAAAGGAATTAGCAGCAATTATGAAAGTTACTGAACGAAGTGAACAACGGTGGGAATCTGGCGAAAGAACACCGGATATTCATACATTAAAAAAGCTTTCTGAAATATTTGGATGCAGAGTCGATGATTTGTTAGAATAAATACTTTTAATGCTAAAAGGAGAGATACTATGATTATAAAAAAGATCAGCATTGATTCGCTGATCTTTTTGGTTTTATTCTTCTTTATTTTTTGAAAGTATAGTTCCTAATATGAACACAATTCCAAATATTCCCGATACCGCTGCCCATATACCCAGATCAGCATATGTACCAACATTTGCCATTGCTACTATCGCACCAATAACATAAAATCCTCCTGCCGTAAATGCGCCGCCTTTTCCTTTATTTCTGGTCGCGATACCAACGATTCCTGCTATCAACATGCAAATAGCCAACATAAAGCCTGCAGACCCGCTTACTTCTCCATTTTCCGATAATGCGTTTCCGATACCTGCTGCGCATGATTGGAATGTAATAATGGCGAATAAAACGATAGAAACTATACCTAATACTAATTTTGCTGTTTTCATTTTAACAACCCTTCCCTCCTGTGTATTTTTAGCATTGATGCTGTATAGATAAATAATACCATATTCTGACAATATTACAAGAAGAATTTATGATTTATCTTATGTTTGATCGACAAATCTAGCCAATTCTGGTATAATGTGCCTATTAAAAAATAAATACAAAGGATAAAACAATATGGAAAATGCAATTAAATTTTATTTTGATGATTTAAGTGGAGAAGAATTTGAAAGTTATTTAAAAGCTTTATTTGAAAACTTAAAATATGAAGTTAAATTAACACCTAAATCTGGAGATTATGGCGCAGACTTGGTTATAATTAAAGATAATATTAAAATTGTTGTGCAAGCAAAGCGCTATAGTGACTTAGTGGGTATTGCTGCCATACAAGAAGCAATAGGAGCAATATCTTATTATAATGCGAATTCTGGGATGGTTATTACTAATAATTATTTTACTCCTAATGCAATAGAACTTGCAAAATCGGCAGATATAGAATTATGGGACAGAGATATTTTGATGAAAAATATAATTAATTCTATTGGAAATACTGACAATTTAAAAATAAATGATTTACCTCAAATAAAATTAGATAATGATATTATCAGATTCTTTAACGATAAATTTAAAAACAGAGAATTATATTTGAATATTAATCATAAAAATCCACTATTATTAGGTTATAATTACGATTGTGAATTAATTATTGATGATATTAAAAATATTAATCATTTATTAGTTACGGGATCTATAAATTCAGGTAAATCAACATTCTTATATTGCATTATATTTAGCATAATGAACAATCCGAATAGTGACATTAAGTTTTTATTAATAGATACAAAAGGATTAGATTTTAATGATTTTAGTGAAATAAAAAATTTAATAATTCCTGTAGTCGTGGAATATAAAAAATCTTTAGTAGCTTTTAATTGGCTATTATCTGAAATGATAAACAGATATAGAATACTTTCTGAATATCACATAAAAGATATTAATACATATAATGAATATGCCATAATAAATAATTTGGAATTATTTGATAAAATTATATTTATAATTGATGAAATAAGTGAATTATATGAATTAAATAGGCAAGAACTATTGGAAAATATTTCAAAAATTACATTAAAAGGTGGTCAAGTAGGAATTTATTTAATTATTGCAACACGAGATTATGTTATATCAAAAACTTTAGAAAGATATTTTCCATCACATGCGCAAATGAATAAAATTGAAAGCAAATATCATAGTACAATAAAAATTCCATATAAAGACGAATTAAATTTATATGTTCCTTATTTATCACAAAATGACATTGAAAAAATTATATTTACGTTAAAAAAAAAATGGATCGCAGATTTTCAAATAAAACAATCAATTATTGATGAAAGATTAGATGAATATTTCGAAGAAGTTGGAATGTTTATTATTGAAAAAGATGAAGTATCTATTGGAATGTTGCAAAGAGCATTTAGAATTGGATTTAATAGAGCTGCAAATATTATGGATCAACTTGAAAATTATGGAATAGTTGAAAAAGGGACAAGTCCAAGAAAAATATTAATGTCTATAGATGAATTTGAAATATTATTAAATGAAATAAAATTCTAAAAAATCTTCTTGACATTAAATGTGTTACCATTTATAATAAACGTGTATCCAATTATGAAAGGAGATTTTTACTTGTCACCAGCACATGGCAGACCGCCATCTAAAGATCCTAAAATTCATAACACAAGAATCAGAATGTCAGATGAAGAACTTGATATGCTTGAATATTGTGTTAAACAAACAGGATTATCCAAAACCGATGTAATAAGAAAAGGCATTAAAGAAATTTATGAGCAATTAAAAAAGAAATAGTCTGATACCCTCGAAAAGTAAGACAGACTATTTCATCTGATAAGGAATCCCTATCTGCAAATATATTACCACGCAGATAGGCTTCTTGTCAAATGTCAAAATTTGAAAGGAGTTATTTTTATGCAAGAAATTACGAATTACAAAGACACGTCAAAACAAACACCAATTGAAATCGCTTTACAAATGGATGATGATAGCACAGTATCAGCAAAAAAGGTTTATGAATTTTTAGGATTACGTAAGGCAGATTATGCCAGATGGTGTAAAAGAAATATTCTTGATAATAAATTTGCGGAAGAAAACATTGATTATATTCCTCTCCGCCAATATGCGGAGCAAAGCAACTCCGTTACAATTGAATATAAACTTTCAATTATATTCGCCAAAAAACTTTGCATGCAAACCAAAAATAAGAGAGGTGAACAAGCAAAGAATTATTTCATCAAAGTAGAAAAAGCCTTAAAATCCGTTATGATGAATTTACCAGAAATGACTCAGAATGAAAAATTTCTTCAACTTGCACAAAACGCCGTGGAATTGGAACGTCAGGTGAAAAAGCAGGATGAAAAAATTGATTCTATCGGCAAAGACTTCAATGACTTCAAACAGGACATGCAGGAATTCAAGATGGACTTACCTCTTCTGGGCGTTGATATGGATAAAATAACCAGAGCGGTCAAAAAAAAGGGCGTACACTGCCTTGGCGGCAAAGAAAGCAATGCATATAAAGACAGATGCATCCGGCAGAAACTATATAGTGATATTCATTGTGAAATTCGACGGCAGTTCGGCGTAAGTACCTACAAAGCAATCAAGCGCAATCAATGCGAGGCAGCCATTACAATTGTGGATGCATATGAACCGCCGTTGATTTTGGAAAACCAGATAATCAACAGTAACATGCAGATAAAAATGGATATGGGAGGAATTAATCATGAAGGATTATGAAGCAGTAGAAAATGGTTTAAAGAGTCTTGGTTACAAGGATATCACAGACTTAAAATATGAACCATGCGGATACCTAAGGGATACTATCATATTAGATGGTGAGGTGTTAGGCATCTGGGATTATCAGAAGAATACTTTTGTGGATTAGTAATCAGGATCAAAAAAAACAGACAACCCATCAGCTTGATGGGAAAATAATTAAACCAGGAGGATTAATCATGGAATTCACACAACAGCAGGTTAATTGGTTAAAAAATACATTAGGAAAAGAGGAAATAGCTGTCAGGGTAACATCTTATGATGAAGTCAGAAAGACATATAAAATACAATTTCTTAATGGATTCAGAGTTGCTGCCATGAATGGCTCATATACATCATTCGAGGTGACCAAGGGGAGGGCAGCCAAGCATATTGAGGACTTTATGAGATATTAAATAAATCAACCGGTCCCGGTGGCATCCGGGGAGAAAGCAGGATATTATGGAAAGAATAAATTTGGTAGAAGCAATAACCAAGCGGTTAGACAAGCTTAACATCAGGAAACTTAAGTGTATATTCGCCCTACTTAAAGGCATGACAGAAGAAACGGAGGACTTGATATGAAAAGCAAAATTACTATTGAGCAATCAGAGCAGCAAGAAATTGACATGGATACTTTACTGCGCTGCTATGAATACATTAAGTCAGCCGAAGCTGAGCCGGAGAAGCCGGTTATAAGTGAAGGTACTATACTGCGGATAGTTATAATATCCGTAGCCGTGGTACTCGGAATAGCTATTATGATTATTGGATATTTCTCAGGTGATGGATTTATTATGCTATCAACAGTCTTTATAGCATTCCTTATGGTTGTAATGTGTATTTTATTTAGCTAATGAATCAGTGCGATAGATTACTCTTCCATCTATGTTTAATATGATTTATAATATAGATGGAAGATAATTAAAATTAGTGGAGGTAAACAAGATGAATTCTGTATTTGTTAACATAGACATTAACGCCCAATGTGATGGGGATTGTACAAAATGTAAATTTGATTTGCTCCCATCCGAATGTGAACCTTGGGATGAGGCAATAAATAAACTGATTAAAACTCTTGGATTTAAATATATCATTTTGCAAAAAATTAATGATTTTTTTAAATTAAAGTATGAAAAGGAGTACCGGCACGATGAATCGAAGACAATGGAAAAAGAAACATAGAAACCTGGGACTCAATGAAGAATATGGATTTACCACTGAAACATATAAGGAACGCAAAGAAATGGATAGAAATTATCAAGAATACTGCAATTATGTAAGGAAAGTAAACACCAACAAAAATGATGATAGGAAGTTATTTAGTATGTTTGATTAAATATTTTACAATAAAAGAAAAAGGAGTTGAGAGTATGACTAGAATGACATTTTATACAGATAAAGAAAAAGGCTTTGCATTGCCTGCATCATTGCCCGATAATGATATGGGCGATACATATTCTTTGGAGGATATATGCTGCAAACTTGCACCATTTGAGGATGCGGAAGAACAGGGACTTCTTGTGATATTTCCTTGTAAAGTTGGAGATATATTTTATTCCATTTTTAAATCTCATGGAATAGAAGATCTAGGAGAACGTAAATGCATTGGATTTACCGATAAGGCAATTCTTTCAGAATTTGGTGGTATTTATAATTTTGAACAAATCGGCAAAACCGTATTTCTTACCCAAGAAGAAGCCGAAGCCGCATTAAAATCTAATTTATGATTATTATTAAAGGATTAGGGCGGTTTTTCTGCCCTTTCCACTTTCATATTAACTTATAATGGAGTATAATATTGATCAGGAAGCTTCATCTGATAAGAAAGGATAAATATGGAACCACGATATAAATTAGAAAAAGATTCAATATGTTATGGATGCCAGTCATATCTTCATTGGACGGAATCCAATGATCCAGAAGCCTTTCAGGAGGATGATATAGACGAATTTGGCGGAGTATGTGATACTTCAATTCCATGCGTTTGCGGAAGTCTTAATACATACAATTAAAATTTACGGCAGGAGCTGAGGAAAGGAAATAAAATGAAAAAACAAGATGGTGTAAATGTAATTTTTAATGGACATATTTATCATTTTGATAATGATGTGAATTTAGATGGTTATCTGGAACGGTGCTGTGAGAGCGTTGAAGAGACGGACAGAGAAAATGCAGTTCTTTATGATGATGAACTTAATATTTAAAGACTATGTTGGGAAAGGAAAGATTATCTATGGAGGACATTTCTTATTAACAAAGAAAAAGCAGAAAAATTAAAATTATGAAAGCTATGGTGTTGACAATGACAGAATCACCTTAAAATAAGTCCACGAAAATAAAGCGTGGCTAAACATTTAGAGCCAAGCGGATAATGGCCACAACAAAAACGGGTTCGCCGGTACCAAAACCGGCAATATTTAATTTAGTGGAGGTAAAACAAATAATGGAATTATATGAATATGGATTTAATCATGTCGGACAGTTCAGAATAAAGGTACTCGAAGGATTTGAAGAAAAAGAAAAAGTATTTATGCGAAAACACGACTATCCAAGACAAATTAAGAAAAATGAAATAGGATGTCCTAAGAAAGATTTTGGTCCGATTCTCTGCTATTTGACAGAAAAGGACGATGAAAAAGCCAAGGATTTAATCCGGTCTTACATCAATACTATGCTTTCCAAAGAGAATGAGCGTCATAAAAAAGAATGTGAATATATTAATAAACTTATGAAATCAGTAATTTAACTTTTTGGGTTGGGATGTTGCAAGGATCAGGAAAGTACGGGGTGGGTTGCGTGACTTTTATATTAAACATGATGGTGTGTGGTGCTAATAAATGCGAATTTTGTGAGGGGGCGGTACCCGTTTCTATTGTTAGTAATGCGCGCATGAAATCAATAGCAAAAGACAAGTGTCAGCAACGTTAGCCGGTTCGAGTCCGGATGCCATCAAAAACCCCAAGTACATAAATACTTGGGGTTTTTCTGAAAAGTGTTTCCACAGATCAATTGGTATACTCTTTCTAGACAAGTGAAGTATAACACTATGGAACCATTTTTACAAGCGTATTATAATTAAATTCCGCATTAACCGCTATCTCTAACCAAGAATGAGCCTGATCATATTTTTTCTGATCAAAGTAAATACTGGCTATTTTATAGCAGACTGTGGGGCGCGGTTCTGATAGCATAAAGGTATCATAAAGTGTTTTTAATGCCTTATTATCCTTACCCTGTAAAAGATAGCATTCTGCAAGCTGGATGTGGTTGTAAACCCGGCATTCTTTGTCTCGATCATTCTGTATCTTATTTTTAAAATGTTGTACAAGATCATTAATCACTTCATTTAATTCCCCTTTTGCTATCATTTCCACCTCTCTTATTTTGAATCGATCTCTTTCAGTATCTGTTTATAGCTATTTTTGATTAGGTCTTTTTCTTGCTTGTCGGCAGACTTATAAAGCATTTCAGCTATTTGCTCGTCAATCTTAAGCATTTTCTTTATGGCTGATTCTGCAAGCTCACCATGGTATTCCGGGGCATCAGATGTTTGTTCTAATCCCTTTTGCTTCATGTATTCTATAAATTGTATTAATGACTCCTGTTTGAGATTATCAATTCGGCTGTGGGGAATAAAATCAACAATCTCAAGCCGGTGGTCGATATCTTTTGTGTCCTGTGGCTCATATTTGACTGCATTGTCCGTCAGAGCAGATGAGTCAATGTTTTCCTCAGTCATATACGAGAACTGTCTCTTTAGCCCAAATAGAGCGTTAAGTAATATAGCATTATCTCGATTTGGTTCGTTTTCGATTAATCCAGGTATTTCTTGTTCAATTGAATGTTTCCAAAGTTCAAGGCTCATATTGTCACCGCTTTAATATTTATATCCCAGTTTTTTTTCTTCTTTTTCAGCTTCATCATGATTATTGTATTCTGTCGTTTCATAGATATATAGATCATGTAACGGCGTCCCAAGCTGCTTCATATCATTCCAGCGTTTGATTTTTCTGTTTAAATCAACGATTGCACATTTAATACAACCTGCTTTATCATACAATGGACATGCAATATCACGAAGACAAAGCGGTGCAACAAATATATTAGCCGCTTCATGTAATTTCCAATACATTTCCCATAGTCCTTTTCGATATTCTATCAAAAAAGAATCTATTGAATTTACAGTTGGAAATTGTGCATAAGATTCCATTGGATATACTTCTGTTTCAAACAAATCAAAGGCTTCTGACTGTAAATATTTTCTTATGTTTTCATCTTTTGTTCCTGATATTCTGCTTTCTCTTTTTTTACCCTGAACACCTAATGCCAGAGCCTTTACAAATGCGGTATTTTCAAATATTTCAAAACGGTATAACAAATCCACAGTATTTTGGATATGCTTAATACATTCTTCTTTGTTTGGCATTGTTTATTCACCTCCAAAGTATGATTTTTTGGGGTTGTCGGCCATTCTGTGTGTACTTTTTTCTTCCATGTATCTTTTGGCGTGTTTGCGATTTTCAAAAAGCACATGAAGCGTTTTTTCACCATCAGCAGTCATCTTTTGGGATTCAGATTTTACTAATTCCATAATCTTTTCATCTAAATCGTCTATGTATTTACTGAAATAATCAGCATGCATAATTATACCTCCTCTTAACGAACTTTTTCTACAACTACTTCAACATTGCTGAAAACAGCTCCAACTCCGGTATCAACGAATGTCAAGGATACGGAAGTTCCGCAACTAAAGCAAGCAGGTGTAACACAAACGGTTGTCGCAAATGCCATATTGACTATATCCGTAATAGCTGTACTATCCTCTGTAGCTTCGGCGCCGGGCTGAAGCACTCCATTTACAAAAAGCTGAACAGTAATATCTCCGGCTGTGCCGCTTTCTGCTGCATCACCATTAAAATGTACCTTATAAAGACCAGGGCAGTTTAAACTGATAGAACTTGAGCCAGCAGAATGTTTTATTGCACGGCCAACCCTTGCTCTATTAGTATTAAATGCAAGTGGAGAGCCGGTAATAATTGTTTGATCTGTATTTGTATAAGTATCCAAAATACTTGCATAATCGTTAGACATATAAATTCCTCCTAAATTTAACTAAGTTTATTATTAATTTCTTTTACAGTTTCCAATAATTGACGTCCGCTCCTTGCACTATCTTTATTGTTTTTAACATTCTGTGTATTGAGCATGACATTTTTTGCATTAAGCATTACATTTCGGCGATTTAGATATACTATTTCTACCGTTAATGCCAAAATCAAAACATTTACGGTAAAATTAAGCCATCCGGATGTATCATTCGTTCGGTTCATCTGGTATTGATTGATTTGGTACATCTGCATCACCGTCCATTTTATTTAAATAATCAATTCCCTGGCCTAATATGCTTTGTATTCCGGTTTCTACTTGTGCCCGGAATTTAGGATTATTAAGATACGTTCCTGCAAATAATCCAACAATAAGGGGTATTGCATTTCCCATATAATCACCTCTTTCTATATAAATAGAGCGACTTTAGCCGCTCTATTAGACCATAACGACAGTCAGCGTTTATTAAATTTTATGCACAGCATCCATCAAATCCGAATCCATCACAACGTCCACGGCGAGGGAATTCACGTTCAAATCGTTCAAAACGATCTTCACAGCAATTATCCGGAACCCTTGTCAGACAAGGCACGTCGCAACGGCTAAATACAGGCGGACGCTTGGGGAGTTCGCAGGACAGTTTGGCAATTTCTGCATCGGTACGGCAGAACTGCTTGTCAACATCATTCCTGACAGAACCAATAGCACCAAGAACCTGATCAATCTTACGTTCTGTAAACATTTCACTTTTAAGGGTCTGTACTTCGCTGTTTTTCTCAGCAAGCTTATCTCTAAGGTCTTGGATATAGTTGGCTTCTATGAGACTTCTCGTTTTCTGCCCATCGCATAAAACTTCCTTTTGTGTCTCACAAGATGTCTTCCATACATCCATATCAACTTTTCCAATCTCTTTGCACAGATGATATTCCTGCTCCCAGTTTGATTCATCCTTAAAAGTAGGCTGTACACAAGGACCGCAACCGCAGCCACCACCAAATCCCGGATAAGGCATAGCATAACCTCCGTCTCTTCCGTCTCTGTGACCATCACGGAATAAAAGCCATGCAATTACGAAAAAAACAATAATAATACACCAGCTCCCACCGCCACCATAACCACCACCGACATTCATGATTTCACGATCTTCTCCAAAAATATTAGACATAGTTTTCTCCTTTCTAAAATATTTATTTATCAAAAAGCTTTCGCTCAATGATCATATTTTGGGATATTTAGAACTATCAAAGCCCGATTTTATATTTCTTGTTGGTGTAGATATATTTTTAGGGCTGTTAGTATTGATTGAATTACCAAGTTTATCTACCATTCCCTTGAGAGAATTTGGATTTAATCCAATTTTGCTTGCATAGGAACCGTATTTCCCATAAATATCATGAATAAATTTTTTATCCACACCCATATCATTTAATATTTGTGCTCCGTTTTCCAAACTTGGATTATTCATTATTTGAGGTATTATTTTTTTTCCTTGTGCTATTGCTCCTTTTACTTCCTGAGGTGATTTCCCCAGCATCTGAGCTATCTTGTCCGAATTGTTCATTGCGAGATTCATCGCCATATCTACTAAACCCATTCGTCTGCATCTCCTTTATTTGGAATTGTAATCCTCCGATTGCTTCTAATAATTGTTTGTTTATTTCTGCCTGTTGTGCAGCTTGTTCTAATGCTATTTCTTCTGTTGTTTTTGGTATTTGTATCACTCCAAGCTCTACAAGTTTTGCATAATAGCTATCTAATCGTTCTTGCATTTCTGCTATTGTTTGCTGATATTCCTGTTCTTTCTGTGCATCAATACCGACAGCCTGACGCTTACGTCCTGTAGATGCTTCATAGATCACACCATTTTCATCAATAATTGCAGTAAATATGTTATCTCCGTAAGCCATATTTCCTCCTATTTATTAATCAATTTTATTTATCTTAAATATATTTTCGCATAAAAAATGAGCGGCAACACACGAGAAATCCTCGCGATTGCCGCTCTAAATTCTTTTATAAAACTTTGATTATCTTTTTATTTACCTTGTTTGATAAGGTGGTTGCTTTCGATTCCTTTATATGCATTATATCACATATTTCAATCATACTTTTGTTTTTTGCTCTTAAATTGAAAAACTGCAATTCTTCATCTGTAAAATTGCAGTTTTCAATAAAAAATTCAAGTTCTTTTTTAACAAAATTACATAGCTTTGGGCGTTTTTCTGCCATTATCGCCTCCAATAAAAAAGAACGCCTTAACGTTCTTAATTTTTTCTTACTTTCGTTCCCCGGGAATTACTATTGGAATTATTTTTTTTCTTTTTTCTAGTTTTCGTCACTTTGACTGTTGCCATCTAACCACTCCATATATTCTAAAAATAATTTCCATGTTTCTTCTGAAACATCTTGTGATGTTACCAGATTTGAATTTCCGGCTGCATAAACTCCTGTGGCTTCAATCGATGTAGTATATTCATATTGTAGGCGTTCATAAGTATAGAGACAGTATTGTCCAACGACAACAACAATCAATGCAATTATAATACTACAGAGCCATGTATTGATACGTTTTGTCATCTGTAACATTTCCCATGCCCACGAATGATCAATATCGCGTTCTGCTTTTTCAACTTCATTTTCTACTTTGTCAATTTTTTGCTCAATGTTCATTTATTCTCCTTTTCTTCATCAGCTTTGGTTATTTTATAGCCGTGGTCTTCTCGAAGGTGCCGGTCTATTCGCTCATGCAAACGCCTTACAGAATCTTTGTTATCTTTCGTAGTTTGATTAACCATTTCTTTTATTTCCTCAAGATCCTCTTTTATGTTCTTTAACTTTTCATTAAGAGTACCTTTCCATTCACCATCTTTCGATGTATCTTTATTTCCGTTTTTCGAAAATGTCAAAATGGTTAATCCACATAATGTAATAGATACTGCAAGAGAAATTATTTCTGATATACCCATTATTTTCACCACCTATCATAGCAAACATTTAATTCTTTGTCAAACAAGATTAAGCCCCAAATTTTACTCTGAGGCTTATCTGATTACTGCGAAATCATGCTGCTATCAAACATTTTACGGTTATCGGACCACAGACATTATCTATTTTTATTTTACATGATGCCTGGAATTTACCCAACGCCGCTTTGGTTTTAACCCCAAATTTACCATCGATAGCAATGTCATAACCAGCTTCTACCAATTCCCATTGTAGCCATTTTACAGATTCTCTTATCTCTTTAACACGAGATGTATCATAATAAAGCAGTTCAGTTGGCACATTATAGGGATTTGCTGTTTTCCATGTACCATAAACTTTGTTTTCATAGGTATAATCAATATCAGAGAATGTCAATCCATGCGTCCACTTTGTTGCAGATACTTTGGTCATTTTTGTTCCGTGATCAATGCCTTTCGCTTCGTAACACATAGGTACACCGTCAATAATTCCTGCATAGATTCCTACATGACCAGACTTCCATAGCACAACGCCAACAGCAAAATCTTTTATGTTGGAAATCGGCAGTCTTGTATAAGCTTTCTGATACAATTGTGCGGAGCCTATGTTAATGCCGCGATAACCGGATATTAGACCGGAGCAATCGGTGTTTGTTTTTCCTACCTGTCCTTTGTTTCTTGCCTTTTTCATATATGCAGTGGTTACGGTTGATGGATACATGCTATGCATTACCTGCATTTTGTTTTCTGTAAGCAAGCCATCTGTAATTTTCGCTCCATAAAAATATGGAGTTCCTATCTTGCTTTTTCCATAATCCGCTAATCCATTTCCTGTTAACATATTATTCCTCCTTTTTTGTTTGTACAGCCAATTCCGGCAGTCCTGCAGCTGACGTTAATAGAGATAATAGACCGGATAACAATGATGCAGACAATAACATTACCCAATTAACATCATTGAGTACAACCGATGTCCCAATTGCGGCAAGTGCCGTTTGCGCTACTGTTTTTATTGCCCTGATTCCGGCAGCCCTTAACCATTCTTTACTCATTTTATTTTATTTCCTTTCTTTTTATATTCAAAAACCAGGTGACTGAAATGGGATTACCTGGTTCTTGGCTCAATATTATATTTAATTCTCAAATACATTCACATTTTTCTCACCTTCTTTCCTTCAATAAACAGCAGTTTAAATTTACATTTACCCCGTTATATTATATCTAAAACAAATGTATCGGTTGGTTCAGCAGTAGGTGCTAACGTCAGAGGACTATGTGGATTACTAATTATAGGTGTAATAACCGGAGGAAGCAGCGTTTATAGAGTATTTTTTATATCAGGACAAAATCAATATGATACTCAGTTTAACATAATTAGCACTAACTCATATGGAGGTGGCGAGGGGATTCTTCCTGTTTACGCAAACCCTAACAATATGGACTTTTCTATTGTTAATAATGGTACCAGTCAAGCTACTGCATGGGCTTATTTCATGGGTTTAGATATATTTCAGCAAGATTAATAGCTATTTTACTTGATTTGAATATATATTTTACGACTACCATCATCAATAGTGATAAACAGTCCAGTTGCATCAATTCCGATCGTGTGTATAGAATTAAGCGTTGATGGATCTACACTAAGTTTATTAGCGCTTAGTGATGAGACTGCATTATTGAGGTATGTAATAGCTACCCCAGTATTACTAATATTAGCATCTAAACTGCTGTTTATTTGCTTAATTTCCGCTGCGGTACCTAATGGGACTGGTAAATTATCTTTGTCTCCAAATGCTGGCACTCCATTGTTCGCTACCGCTAAATCTCCATATTCTAATGTAGCAGGATATGTAGGTGTTGCAGTTGTACTTGTTTGTCTTTTTAATTTCATAGTTAATATGCCTCCATTTTCAAATCTACTATTGGCGTGTTGTTTTCAATAATCAATAAACTGTTTACCTCTTTTGCACCAAAAGGAGTCCCATCTTGCAATATTTCATTTACTTGAACAAGACGGATATTTGTTTCAACAATTGTTCCGTTTTCCCGTACAATATTATATCTAGGCTGTCCGTCACCGCCTAAGATTCTATCAAGATATTTAGCCAAAAAAATCTCCTCCTAACTCAAATGATAAAATTGATCTGTTTGAATACTGAGAATTTAGAATATAGTAATATAACAAGGTGGTCCTTTCTATTCGGTTTACATCCTCATTATTCCATGTCGTATTATTTTCAAAAAATTCCTTTGTGACTTCAAAATTATTTGCACGAAAAGTATTGTTTGCTAATAATTCCAAATTTTCTTCAATTACATTAAAAACCTTAGCATAAAACAATGATCTTATATTTATTTCATCAATATTGGGATATTTCCATTTTTCATTTATTGAAAATGCTAACTCAATAAGATATATGATATTGTTTTTTATTCTGTTGTACTCTGCATATTCAAAAAAATCTGTTGAATTCCAATCTGTTTTTGCATATGTCCACATTTTAATACCCCGTATAATTTAGTTCATCGGCAGAAGCAGCTTTTCCGGTTGAATTTCCGGTTCCACCATTTGCAATAGGTAATATACCCGTAATACCAGGACGAGGACTTGCCGCTAAAGGACTTGCTGCTGTTGTTGAAGCTAAATTTATGAGCATGGATGGAGCAGTCGACAAACCGGTACCGCCATTTGCGATGGCGACTATTCCGGTTACATTTCCTGCTGTGCCTGATACATTTGTCGGTGTGGCCGGCAATATCATGTTTCGTGCAACTATAGCCGTCACTCTGCCTTTTACATCCACGGTTATGTACGGAACTATAATAGTTCCACCAAATCCTAACGTTGCGGCTGCTGTCGGTCCATAACTGCCAGCCGTTGCGCCGGATGTCGCTAAAGTCAAAATAGCTGACACATCCTTACTACCATCTACGGACAATGAAGCAGTACCATCCCCTGTAAGAGATAATTTCCGTTCGGAATACCATTTAGATGCACTTGTTACATTTCCTGCCACAGTTGCGTTAATTTGCGCTTGCAGTTTTCCTATTGCGATAAGCAAAGAATCAGCAGCAGTAACAGCATTATTTTCAGTAGCTGCTGTTGATAATCCAGTTAATAAGGCAGCTCTTACAGATGTCGCAAAATCAGTCCATGCTTTTAACCCATTCCAATATTGGCTTGATGTACCCTTTGATATGACTGGTTCTTTTCCTGATAATAATATAGCAATGTCGTCTTTTGTATAAATATTTGATAAATCGACTTTTTCAGTTTCGAGTATTTGCTTTTGTGTTCCGTCCCACCAGTAATCTGGTACGCCCAATTCTATGATAAATAAATTGTCGCCAGTTCGTAATTGTGCTGTATTGGATGAAATTGCCAACCAGACATTTAAGGCTATTAATGTATCAAAAACAAATGCCCGGCTTGCTCCTCTTGCAATTGCCTCCACTTCGGAAACTTTTTCATTTATAACTAATATTTTTCCATCAATTTGTATTGCGGTATATGAATCAGTGATACCCATCCCTGAAAGAGTACTTGGATTACTTCCGGAAGTTACCCTACCTTTTGTATCCACTGTTGTTTTGGTATATGTTCCGGCAGTCACACCACTGTTAGTCAATGTCAGATTTATATTTGTAATTTCAGAACCATCAAAACTCCCCGTTCCCGATGCATCTCCAATAAGATTAAGAAGCATTTTTGAAAGCCATTTGCTTGATGTTCCTGCATTTCCCGTGATCGATGTCTGTGCTGGATGAATATGACCTTCGTTTGCATATTTTCCATTATCCAACCCGGCGGCACCTTCGCCAGAGACGATTGGTATCGCGGAGCTTGACATTGAATGTCCATAATCTGATCGGGAACTAATGCCATATCTATTGTCCGCACTGGCGTGTGATTTAGGAGCGGCTCCTGCTTGCTCTGCTGTGACAGAATGCGGATTTGATATATTTGCAATATGAGAATTTACATTTGCTCTAAGGGAGCGGATTGCATTTGTAATTTTATTAATTATTGCCGTCAGAATTCCGGTATATGTCGCATTATCGGATTCCGGATCATTTATAGTTCTGTTTCCAATTTTGGAATCTGTAACCGCATCATTTGCAATTTTTTCTGTTGTTACGCCCAAATTGGCTAATTTTCCAGTAGTAACTGCCAATTCCATGATTTTTGATGTAGTTATATTGGAATCTCTTATTTTATCAGTTGTTACGCTTGCATCTGGATGATCTAATTCTAATGCGACTATATGCGACCGGATTAATGTTTCAAGCTCCGTATCTCTTAATAGCGAATTCTCGTCTATGGTGAATACAATACTATCAATATTATCCATATTTACGTTAACATCATTTATATCCGCAGCACCATCATATGATGGCTTGCGAAGCTGAAAATGAAATGTATAATCCATTTATATATCACCCTCCAATCTTTTTGTAATTAAGCTGCCTCTTATTCCACCAGTAAAAGAAATAACATGTTTTAGTGTAATTACTTTCAAATCGTCCGAAAAATCAGATTGCATGGAAATTATATCATTGCTTTCCAATTCTGGATTTCCACGATAATCAAAATAATATGTATTTCGCATGTTCAGATAATGCGCATATTGACTTACAACACTTAACAAATGATCATAGGACGTAATGAGAGGATTCTCAATTTTCTCAGTGATTCCCGTTTCATTAAATTCAAAATTATAAACAGTCTCATTACTTGCTATTTCCTGTTTTTCTTCGTCAAAATAATATTCATAAACCTTTCCTTCAATGTTTTTTAACAAAGGAGATTTTTCAATTTTCGGGGAGTTCCACATATCATCAAGCGTTAACTTAAAATCATTTTTTGTATATGCGTTAGGTTCTATATGTATATTTCCTTCTAAGTCAGTAAAAAGTATACAAAATGCAGCCTGCGCTATTATTTTAAGACTATCTTTAAATGAATAATCCGTTAATGGCGCATTTGTTGAGATTTCTTTTAGAGTATCGCTTATATAATATTGCTGTTCGGTTAACTTAGCATTTTTTAATACATTTTCTGCTAAAAAATATAATGATCTGGTATTAAGCTCATTATTCTCAAAATAAGTCTCTGTAAGCCCACCAATCAAGTCCGTGCAATTGAAAGTTACTTGTATTCCGTCTGCAATAGGTATAGCGTCTAAAATATAACTACCATTATCAATCCATTCTATATAATCTCCGCGTACAAGATCACCCCATGTAACCAATTCCAGATCACCCCATTTTTGATCTTTTAAATCACCCCAGGAGATGGGTTCTGTAAGCTGCAATCCATATGAAATTGTAATAGGACTCTTTTCCTCGACATAACTCCATATTCCGTTTGGATTATCAGGATTATAGCTTTTATCCAAATTCAAGATATTAAAGCTAAATGTGTTTATAGGTAAGCGTCTCATGATCGGGTCTATATCTTCTGTTTGAGTTGCATTAATAATGTTTCGGTTATCAAATATGATTCCAACGCCAAAAATAATATTGCTAAGCCTTGCGCGTTGAAACGGCTTAAACCAACGTATAAATTTTATCTGCATACTGTCAAAATATTCAAAGTCACCATATGCTATATAATTAAAGCTATCGACTTCATATTTTTTTGTAAAAATAATATTATTTTGCCGATAAGCAGTAATCTCAATTTCCGAAGGATAGCGCTGCATTATATGATCAAATATAAAGCTGAGCCCTTTTGTTCTATGTGTTTTTGTAAAATTCATTGTAATATAGGGCTGAGGATTAAAATATCCATTCTGATCGCTTAAAATATTTGATACAAATCCCTGATATAATATTGTTCCTTGTTCCTCTGGTACAATTCTTTGTCGTCCATTTAATAAAAATCCATTGCTTTCTGCCATGGCGTAAGAATATTCTTGATTATATCTGGATATTTTACTGACTTCTGACAAAAATTCATGTCCATTATCAACAGCCGACATATCATCGGCCGCATCCACATCAACAAGGCCAAAGTTAATTCGCATATAACTTCGGCCTCTTATTCTATTTGCCATTTCTTTTTTCCATAGCTCAGATACTTTTTGCATATTATTCCCCTGTATCAATAATGTTTACCTGCGCATTTTCCAGATATTCTGGCCTTAATGAATTCTGATCAACATTAACTGGTTCGCATTGGGGATTGCTCGCATAAAATCTTTTTCTTTGCAAGCGTCCCAAATTATAGTTAAAATATTCAACGCTAAAAAACATTCCATGGGATTCAAGGAAATTATTAAATTCCCACCACTTCTCGGGTTCTATACGAGACCATCCCATATTCTGCTTATCAAGGCTTCTTCCAACTTGTTGACCAACCACAACTCCATTAACATTTCTGGCAGCATCTACTAAGCGTTCTGTTTGAAACATTGCCTTTCCCCTTGTCGGAAAAGGCAATGTATAAATCAGATTATCAAATGATGAACCATATCTTATAAATCCGTCATTAGTACGCATTTATAAATCCACCTCCTGTTGTCTGTATTCCCTTATTTTGTTGCCATGATTCTATACTACTTCCAACTTCACGACCATCAAGATATATTGCAGGACTTGAATTTCTTATTGCGTCAGCCAATGAAGCAATCAATTGATTTGTTTCTCTTATTAGGTTATTCGTTTCATCAGAATTAATCCTTTGTACTACTTTATCAGCCAACGCATCCTGCCATTGCGTATTTCTATCAAGAGGAAGAACAGCTTCCCTACCTCTTTCTCCGATCATTGCAATAGTTGCCTGATCTACAATGCCGCCGGTTGCAAGTTTCGGAATTGATATTTGTCCAAGCTCTGAAAGACTGAATCCAAACGATTTACCACCTAATCCCGGCACCCATTCTGGAATACTGAAATGTAATCTATTTAATGCTCTTACCATTCCGTTGATTCCATTGATTACACCATTAACCATGCTTTCTATTCCACCAAGAATACTATTTATAACTTTTTTGATAACACTCCAAATATTATTAAATACATTTTTTGTTGTATCGCTCAATCCATTCCAAATATTATTCCATACCGTTTTTATTCCATTTAATACCGCGGTAATACTAGATTTTATTGTATTAATTGTTGTAGATATTAAATTCTTGATGTAATCCCATATATTCGTAACGGTTGTTTTTATGGCTGTCCAAATTGTGTTCCAAACAGTTTGAATAATTTCAATAGCCGTTGTTATTACTAATTTCACTCGTTCAATTTGTTCAGAAATAAATGCTTTAATGCTTTCCCATATTTCAAGTGCTTTCTCTTTGATGACATCCCAGTTCTTATATAACAGGATTCCTATTGCTATCAATGCGGCTATAGCTGCTGTTATTAATACAAGCGGTAAGTTTATAGCATTTACAGCAATAGCTAAAATCCCACCGGCTGCAGCTGCTGCTAACTGAACAGTTTCCATTATCGCAGTCACTATATTATAGGCTTGAAGAGCAGTAGTAACTAAACCTATTGCTATTGCTATTCCTTCAATAATGGCCATTGCTATTTCATTATCGGCAATCCATCTAAGCGCATCACCAATAGCGCTTAATATATCGACAATCAACCCTCCTGTCCATTCTGCAATTGGAACAAGAATTTTATTCCAAAACCATTGAAAAATAGGTTTTATGTCTTCAATTGTTGTATTTAGAAAATCAATGGCTCCCGATAATATATCAAGAAATGAAGGAATTACATCATTAATTGTCCATGTTCCCAATGGAACCAAGACATTGTTCCAAAACCATAGAAGTCCTTCGCCGATATTTATTGCAAAAGGCAAAAGTAATTTCCATAATCTGTCTAAAGATGTATTTAATTTATTCCAATCTATTCCTGATACTAATTTTGTAATTCCGTCTATAAAATTTGGGAATCCTTTTCCAATAACCCATGTTCCGAGAGGAACCAATACGTTTTCCCATAATCTTAAAAGACCTTCTCCTACATTAATGGCGAAAGGTGCAAGCGCGTTCCATAATTCGTGTAGAGAATCATTTATTTTCTGCCAATCTATAGCAGCAAGACCTTTTGTGATAGCATCAATAAAACGTGGTAATCCTTCTCCCAGTGTCCATAAGCCAACAGGCTTTAAAAAAGAATTATAAAAATCTTTTAATGCATCCCATGCAAAACTCCCAACTATTTTTAATTGCTCCCATAATAATTTTAATGAATCAATTACAGGTTGTAATAATTGCTTTATTTTTTCTATCCATTCTGCGAATTGATCTAATATAGACATATCCAAATCACTTGTATCAATATCAAATGATGGTGCGATTTCAGCACCTGCGGCAGCACCAGCAGTATTCTCTGAAATTACACTTAATTCATCTATGCTTGATGATGCATTTTCAGCAGCCTTACCAGCTGCACTAGTGGCCTTGGCTTGGTTATACATAGCCTTTGCGGCATCTTGGGATTGTTTAATGCTTTTTCCAAAAACAACATTAACAAATGATGCAACATATGCTGTAATTTTTGCTAATGCAGACATTAGCGCATTAATAGCAGGCAATACAGCATTATAGATTGGCTGAAATGCTGTAAGTAAATTCCCTTTTATCTGTGCTAATGAATTTACAAATTGATCATTTTGTTTTAGTGCTGACATTAACCCCTGTTGAAGCTGCCGTAACCCTCGTCTAATAATATTAAAAACAAAAACTGCAACCACTAAATTTTTGATTCTATTTGCTAATTTTTCAAATCCAGAAGTAGAATTTTTTGTTTCTTTATTTAATAATTTCATTGAACCAATCATACTCAAAACAGACACGCCTATTTTTTTAAATCCATCCTTAATCTTATTTAAAAATGTCGTTAAATTTATTGAGCTTTTTTCAATATTTATTAATTCAGCATCAACTTGACTTATTTCCTCTGTTTTGAATGCTTCACTCATCTCTGCCGATAATGTTCTTGCACTTTTTGAAGTATCATCAAGCATGAAAGCAATACCACTAATTTGCGCTTGTAAATTATAAGCTTCATTTGTATTTTGAGGATTTAATGTTATATCTTCAAATGCAACTTTAAGTTTTTCAGATTCAAAATATAAATTTTTTATTTTAGAATCTATCTTTTCAATATCCTTTTCAGTTCTGTCCATAGTCGCCTGAGCTAAACTTTCGGCTAAAGCATCACCACTTTCTTTTGCTGAATTTAATTCAGTTTTGGTTTGTTCATAAAGTGTATTTAATGTCTGATATTCATTTTGCTGTTTCTGAATTTCAGATGTAATATTCTCTGTTTTAGTATATATATCCTGTATTGTCTGACCAAAAGGAGTCGATAGTTTTAATAGTTCATTTTGTAATTCAATGGCTCTATCTTTGCTCATATCAAGCGCAAGACTTCCTTGTTCGATTTTATTAGTTAAATCAGAGAAGTCTTGACTCGTAGTTGGGTCAAGTTGTATTTCTTTTATTCTTTCTTTTATAACTTTAGCCGAATCATCTATCTTTTTTAATTCATCATCAACTGGACGTAATTTCTCAGCTAGTCTATCTGCTTCCGCTACAGCAGGAGCAATTTGTTCCTCAGAAAGACCAATGCTTCTTTGTGATTCCGCAAGTTCAACAGCTTTTTCATATTGAATAATAAGATCTTTATTCGCAGCTTCAACGGCTCTTGTTTCTTTTTCAGCATTCTTAAGCTGTTTTTCAAGCTCTATAATTTCTTGTGGCTTTTCACCTTTTGCTATAGACTGTAATTTGCTTCGTAAATTTTCTAATTCTGCGTTTTGTTGCTTTATTTTTTCCGCTTGTTTTTCAAAATTCGTAGTAAGCCGGTCAATTTCTTTGGCGGTCTGAGATAAACCCTTATTAATGCCCTTATTGTCCACAAGGGTTTTTATATTAATCGCGCCATCATATCTGTCAGCCATTTAAAACCGCCTTTCTTCTATCTATCCAAACATTATTTTTTGTACAGAAAAAGAGAGGTGGATTATACCTCTCTTTACGACATGCATATCGTCTATACATATAAAAGACTAATGCTACTTACCATTTTTAATCTTCTCCTTGTAAATATGCCAGAATTTCTTTATCTTCTGAATTATTTCGCATTTCGATAATATCCCATCCGATACGTCCACATTCTTCACGTTCTTCTTTTGTCAGTTTTCCTCGATGATTTTGCATACGAAGATACACTCTGCGGTTAAATGCTGTATCTTTTGTTTCCGAAAGGCGAGAAATAAAATCCCACCAATGTAATGATTTTATATCATCATTGCTTAATCCTAGTGATAACAATGCATCATATATACAATCGCTATCCATTACAAAATCAACAAATTGAGGTTCATTTTTATTTAATGGTTCTCTGCATTGTGTCAAAAATTTTTGAAACATTTCAAAAGCTTTTTGTAAGTTTGTCGGATATGGTTCCTGATAAAAATTTTCAAGCAGAATTTCCCATTTCTCAATATCAAATAAATCATCATCTTTTAATGCTTCTAAAATCAAAAAGCAGTTACGAGATGATGTATTTATCGGATACTCCAATCCGTCAATCATAACTGCTTTTGGAAGTTCTTGTGTCAGGCGATTCATTCAATCACTCCGTTTTGTTTCTTTGCTTTATACTTGTTTTTTATAACTTGTCTTGAATTTTTAACTTCTTTGAATGCGACTTCAAGTAATCCCGTCAAATATTCACCATCCTTGCCGTATTTTAAAAGAATTTCACAAATTCCTTCTCCGAACATAGCATTTACTCCATCTATCAACGCATCAATATCGTTTATTGTTGCCTGCAAGGATCCGTTTAATTTTGAAAATGCCGAGCTGGCTGTATCAAAATCAGTTGTACTTTCAAGCGTTCTTTCAATTGCTTCCTGCTCTTCTTTGGTTAACTCGAAATCTTTCGGATTTGTTTTTTTCCCATCAAGAATAGCAAATATTTTCATAATTTGCTTATAAGTGTTTGGATCATCTGGATTATAAATCGCTGTTGCAACCCACTCACCATCAACTATTATTTTTCTACGTTTGCGTTTATCCTCAATGAGAAAATCGCTTTCAAAATTATGATCCATTTAAACCTCCATATATTTTTATTTTGAATCTTTATCAAACTCCGGAAATGATTCTTCTGTTTTTGAATTTTTGCTTTTTGAATTAAAAAAAGATGAATTATTATCCATTTTTTCTGCCATTCCGTTTGCAATTAAAAGTTCTCCGCGCTTTTCGCTTACCGTAAATATTTCATCTTTTTTAACTACCCTGTTTTGTTCCATGTCAAAATAGGGTCTTATTATTTTGATATCCATAAATACCTCCTATATTGCCGGTGTAAAGGTAAGTCCCCTTTTCAGCGTATCAATTGTACCTTTAGTAATCTCGCCGCCAAGATGAACTGTAAACGGAAAATTTGTCCGGGAACTTCCACCCATGCTTGTTGGGTATATTGTTGATTTTTCGTGTACATCAGCTTCATAAGCGCCTGGCGTCCCTAACATTCCAAACCCTTCTAATACCCTGAACTGAGAAAACTTTTCTAGCGTGCCCTCGCGTTTATATTTCAGCAGCAACGCGCTTAGCTTTCCACCCTTTGCAAATGGTCGGAATGTATTCGGCTCAAATGCAATTTGCTCCTCGAACTTATCAACATCAGTATAGGTATCTCCCAAAACATCTGTAACCGTTGTTACCTCAGGATTAAATTCCATCGATGTATCTTCGGTTTTGTATCCCTGTATTTCCCATTCCGGAGTTACCGCTCCTTCTGATACATCCACTGCAAAAATGTATAAATTTCTTAATGCCTCGCCTGTTAAATTAAAATCTGTTACCATTAATAATCATCCTCACTTTCTATCATTGTTTGATATCTAATATGTATGTTTGTTTGATATGCTGCAAATGGAATATTCGCATCCTGCACAACATTCCATAAAAAACCACCATCCGCCCATATTAATTCTTCCGGATAAAATGGTCTACTGAATAATGGTGCCTTTCCTATTAAACTTTGAGTTAAAACCCATTGTTCAAATCGTGATATAAATTCTGCTGTCTCCTTGTTAAAAATAGGATCAATAAACTGCCGCAAAATATTTAATGTAAAATTTGCCTGGTTGGTTACAATGATACTTCTATCAATATATCTCTCTATTGTCGGCGAACTTAATCCATTATAGGAGATTCCGTTACCCTGTGTAACATTAGGACTAAATGGTACCACCACTACTTGATTCACAGGGTCAAATTGAGCTGCCGATATGTTCCCTGTGGCATTTAAAAACGGACAGCTCTCAATAAATTTTATAAGCCGGTCTAAAAATAAAATCTCTTCATCCATTAATATACCTCCAAATCTAACCCAAGTTCTCGTTTTAAATTTCCTGCAAATGATTTGAGGTTATCAGATTTCCATCTTTCAAACCAGAACGAACCACGTTTTCCGCCACCATGATAAACCAAATTAATATCAGTCACAATTTTTTTATTCCCAGCCAACGCCCATGCACTTCCTGTCTCAGGATCAATCATTAGTTTTCCATAGTATAAAAAACGTGCATAAGGAGTCAGCCATGTGACTGTACCACTGCCTATTATCGTGGCGATTTCTCCGCTTCTGATAAGTGTACTTGTTTTTAACGGTATATATGGTTCGCAACCACTTAAAACCGCAGCATCTATAAATTTTTGCAATGAACTCCCTTCACCGAAAGTATTATTCATGCGTTTTTCAAAACCGGGATACCATTCAATCATTGCCTCCAATGCTTTATCTTTTGAAATTGGTTTAGATTTTGGTGTTGTAATTTTCATGATTCATCTTCTTTCAAAAAACACACTATACTCTTACAACCACATGCCACATATTCGCGCTTCCAAAAAAGTTATTATTAACATCCACAGCACGCCTGACGCTTGGATTTGCGTTTAATAAAGCATTCTCCTGCATTATAATTCTATTTGCCGCATTAGGGTCCGCCCATTGAAATTCATGCTCATTTACCCCTTTAACCATTAAAGGCAATTGACGTGGATTTATCGTCCAATGGCTATCAAGTTCTAAAACTGCAAGATTATTCCATTCGTCTGGTGTTACATAAGTACGACCTGTTACCTCCGCGTTGTAGGGAATGTACAAAGTTACTGAATATCGCGTTTGTTGTCCAGTATTCTGAAACACAGAGATAGAATCATCATTCCAGAAAGAATTTTGGAGCACACACCGTATATTGATCTGATTTCCAGTCAGCAAATCGGTATACATGGGCCATATTGTTACTGGTCCTGTTACTTCCGGTGGAAATTGTATTTTTTTTTTCTGCCGTCTTTCGGCGAATTGTTTTAAGTACGATGTAGGCATGGCAACCCCCTTTTGGGAATAAGAAAACGCCCTACCGTTTGGTAAGACGCTCATAATATTAAGTTAACACTTTATGGGATTAATTTACTACAAGCTTTTATCGCTTCATCCTTTGTATCACTTCCGCTCAGCTCCCATTGTTCGATAAAATCTCCATCGATCTCATAAGCTTCTACTCTTATTCTATCGCCGCAAGAACCATTGTATTTTTCGTTTTGCATGTATTCATCAATCCAGCGGGACAGCACATCAACGCTTAATGTTATTTTTTCATCATCGACTTGATCGTAATATTCTGAATCATTTACAAAACAAATCATAAACGCTATTTTCATTTCTGCCACCATCCTTTTGGATTAATCATACTATAATTACCGCATTAAATCAAGTATTTAGCCGCGAAATACAAACAAATCATGCAATTTCGTCCCTGCCAAATGCCTCCTGATTATCCCATCTACACGGACATTAAAATCTGCTTGTTCCTGCTTGATATTCACCGCGCCTTTGCTGTATGCCCCTACGGATTGGGAGGGTTCCATGCTCATAAATTCCTTTTCAGAATCCACATAGAATGCCTCCGCAACCTCACAGGTGCATAGTTTCAACACTTCTGGTATTTTATCTAATTCAATCTTGCGCCGGTTTATACGATCGGAAGCCTTCCGAGACCAGAACAGAAATTCTTCAAGCGGTATAATTTCTGTTCTACCAAGAAGATATTCATTTTTGTAAAAATCTGCGTCAGCAAAAATCATACTATTATACCGCCTTTCCTAATTTGGGTTTTAAATTGATGATTCCAATTCATGTATCCGGGCATCTCTGTCTCTGACCATTTGCTCAAATCTTGCGATTTCTTCATCTTTTTCTTTTGTAATCTTTTTAATCTCTGCGTCCTTTAACTTTATTTGCTTAGATAATTCGGAAATTTTCGATTCAAGGACACCAACAGAATCATCTGTTCTTTTTTTTGATTTGATTTCCTCGAACTTTCCCGTACTTGCTAATTTATACATCCGGCTCCCCCTTATCTTCCAATACCTGTCATTATAGAATGATGCCATTCCGCGCCATAATCAAAGCCAATTTCGCCATACAGCTGGCCTCTTTCACTTGCCCCTGTTTTTGCTAAAGGCTCATAAAATAAAACGCCAAGGTTTTCTCCCCTGTCGTTAATTGTTGGCTTTTCTGCGATTGCCAGTAAGCTAACATTGATAAATGAAATACAGGCAGTAGGTATCATAGTATCCCAAAAGATATTGATGTCTCCGTAGTTTGTGAGGATTGTCGAATATGCTACACCGCCCTCTGTTCTCGAAGATGGAAGAGCAGAGCCCGGTATCTGAATATATGTATCTGTTATAATATCCATCATATCGGGATTAACCCAGATTTCAATTCCTTCGGGCGAAAATCCGTTTTTGATTGAATTCATGAGTACATCATTCACCACATTTTTGCTTAAATATGCTCCCCCTATATCAAACCGATTGGTCTGTAGTGCTTCCATTAATCCTCTGGATTTAGGTGCCACCGTTGTGCTGCCTGGTATATACTGATATGTCCCATTGATTGTAGTCCAGTTTAAATCCTTTCGCATTTCATCGACTACTACACCAACCTGAAAGTCTAATTCATTCGGTGTATTATTAGCGGCTCCTGCTACATTAACTCCGCCCAATGCGTTAAAATTGGACTGCTTCATATAAGAGACTGCAACGGATTCATGATAAATCTGAATTACATTAGACTCCTGATCTCTTTCTGTTGTTTTTGGATCAGGTGCAGTCAGGGATTGTTCTTCACTTATTTCCGGCTGCTTAGGGTCTCTTGTTTTATACCCACCTGCCAAAATAAATTCAACAGAATTAGTAGTTCTTCTACCACCTTCTCTGCCTCTGGCGTATATAGCATCAATAAATTTTGTGGCTTTGTCTGTTCTTGCGTGTAACATTCCCGAATAGTTAATTGTATCTGTTAAAGTTGTTCCTGTTGGCATTTAATTCACTCCTATTCTAATTCAATATTTTTTCTTTTTGCTTCTCTGATTAATCGTGACATTTCAGCCGATTTCCCCTGTTTGGCAGCCTGTTTATAACTTTCTCTTAAGGCTTCTTCTTCTGTTTTGGAAACCGGTTTTGTACCTGCTCCACCGGCCATTTCCGGCAGCTTGGCAATTGGTGGCTTTTCTTTTAGTACAGTCTCAACCGCCTCATCAAATGTTACAGCGTCAGAAATCTTTTGATTTGCCAGGTATGTGACATAGTCTGTATCTACGCTTGACAAATCCAAGGCTTTATCTTTGCCATACAGTTTGAGAAGGGCAGCGTTTACAGTCTCTTTCTGCTCCAATGCGGCGAGTTTAGCAAGGCGTTTGGCAGTTTCTTCATCATTCTTTTTACGCTCCTCTAATTCGCCCTGTAGCTTCTCAAGAAGGGGCTTATCTGCTTCTTCTTTCTGCTTTCGTTCTCTTTCGGCTTGTAAAAGTGCCTGAATATTTTCAAATTCATCATCATCTTTTACACCTAACTTGGTATACAAAGATTTTTTTGTTTTAATTGACTCCTTTTTAAAGAGTTCGTTATCTTCTTCCTGAGTACGAGAAATAGTTTTTTGCTTCAATTCGGTTTCTTTGATATCCTCCGATTGGGATTGTTCGGTAATTTGCGCTTCGCTAGCTCCCGATTGACTATTTTGATCTTTCATATTTACCTCCATATTGACATCAGCCATACTTTTTATTTTTTTATTAAATTGTTCCAAATAATAGGAGTCCTGTAATATCTCATCAAGAGTCATAATTTCATTGTCCATATCATCACCCAATCTTTTTGATTTTAGCAATCAACTCTTGGCGGCTTTCAAATTCAATCCTTTGCGAACTTTTGCTAAAATCAGAAAGTCCTCCGCCCATACCTATTTTTTCATATTGCGAAATGTCAATAAATCCCATAACTTTCCTGGGAGCAGTAACTGTAATTTTTATGTCGGTATATTGCCGTCTACCTCCACTTAATGTTTCCTCAATTCCCTCTCTTACAATGTTTTGTCTCTTCATCGGACCTGTACCATATTGAACCACTTCCCATTCTTCGCCGCCGATTTCTGCATTAATATCTTTTGCTATTTTCACAAGGGCCTTGTCTGGGGAGTCTGGTTTTTTTCCATATTCCTCATCTGGTTTATATTTCGGGGTTTTTTCAGCAGCAAATTTTCCGCTTTCTCTCATCGCATCGGAAAGAGATTGACCTTCTTTGATAAATACTCGTCTTCCGCTTATTGTACGCCATACACCATTCTCATCTGCCATTAATGTTCTCCTTTCATTCGGTTATTTAAAGTCCGATAACTTTTGTTCCGTTTTTGAAACGGATAAATTTATATAATAAAAAAGAGCCGAAAGACACAGAATCAGCTGTATCCTCCGGCTCAATTGGCTCACATAGAGTTTTAATCAATTTTTAAGTTATCAATTGTTATGATTTTATCTGAATCATCCAACGCTCTTAATGTTCTCTTAATAATCATGACTATCATATCTTCATAACTCGAATCATCAGTTATTCCGATTGATTCAAGAATGAAATTTTGTCCAGATTTTTTTAATTCATCTATTGCATCTTTCGTATTCTTTCTTGCATCTTCTTGTGATACTTCGTATTGCATTTCCGCATTAAAACTAATCTTCATTCCTTGACTCATTGGTGCATCCTCCTATTTTGATTTCAATTTCTTTCCGGCATTTCTTGCATTTATCATAAACCCCCGTACAGACTGCATTATCATCTTTCTTTAATAATTTCTGTCCGCAATTAGGGCATAGATACCATTGCTTATCATTATCCATAAACATATAACTCCTATAATCTGGCTTCTAATGCGTCAATTCTTGCCATTAACGCATTGTTAATTTCTTCAATTCTGTATCCGGCCGTTGCCGCTTTGATTGCCGCATTATCAGCCACAGATCGCGCATTAGTTGCTTCTGTCTGTACTGCTTCGACATTTGCGGAAAGCACATCCATCTTTTCTTGTATGGCAGATACTTTTGATTCATTCGAAAAAGCTGTATCTATTCCATTATCTATCTGCTTTCCGGTATGCCTTGAATTATATTCAGCCATCTTGTCACCTCACTAAAAATTGATTTTCTTCAACAAAAAACCGTTCATTATCGGCGGTTTTTAATTCTTTATATTCGATTAGATTTTTATCAAGTTGCTGTTTTATAGCTATCCATTGCCGCCTGAGGTTCAATCTGGCAGAAGATGAAAGTGTGGGTCTTGGCATAATTATTTATTACCTCCTAAAATCATATTCGGGAAAGTCCGTCAACATATACTCTTTCCCATTGTGGCTGTAATGACATGGCTTCACTAAATTTTTTATATTCAGCTCTTTGCGCCTTATACTTTGATTTTGTTTCTGTATATGCGTCCATATTTCCACCGGATTTATATCCGACTGCCAGAGCGCGTGTTTTTCTCATAATACGTTCCATACGGCGTTGCTCTTGGGTTGCTTTATACCTTGTATATTCAGTTACCACTTTATTTCCCTTTCTGTCTGTAGTTTCCCATTCGGTTTTTTCCTTGTCTTTTTCTTGCTGCTCAGTAATCTCTTCATCCGAATAGTTGGGATCCATTAACCCCGTCAGGAAACCAGAAAAATTATGCCGACAATTCCACCCTCCTATACCGTCTCCGGTTCCATAGCCGGTATATTTAATAAAATCTGGATAGTCTTTGTCTTTTTCTGTGGTTTCCCTTTCAAGAGTAGTTAAATTTACGCCATTCCTTGCAAATATCTTCCCTTGCCAGGCGGAATGGTCTTTTATATCCCCCCAGCCGTTTCCCGTTCTTGCTCCATCATGCATACTTACTTGTATGTGTTCTGCATTTATTTCATTAATGGTCCTTATTGCGACCTGATTAGCTAATTGACCAACGCCAGTAAGAACTGCCCGGCGTGTGGCTACTTCAACCCGATCAGTATGACCACTTTCGTAATCAACTACCCTTATCCCACTTTCAACCAAGCTTTTCACGGCTCTTTTAATAGCATCGTCATAACTGGAAGCACCAGAGGTAACTTGGAATGTCACTTCATCCAATTTATTGACAAATGTATCTCTTACATTGCGATATCTTCCGTCAGAATCCCTAAATCCAATTGTTTGCGTTAGATTTGTGAATTCGCTTTGAGTCTGATCTGAAATGGACTTTGTTAATTGCTGTAAAAAATCATTGTCTTTATATTCAACAAATTCTACTCCCCTTGCTTCATATAATGCCTTATCGTAGACGTATGCTGATTCAGCTGCTTGTTTGAATATCTCATCTATTTCAATCAGAGATAATTTTGTCATGTCTGAAAGTATATTTTTAAATTCTTTATCAATTTCCCGGATAGTAGATAGCCGTTGTATTTCATAATCTACGGAACCAGATATCTCATGCATAGATTTGATTTTTCTTGCGATTTCTTGAATCAATCTATTTTCGGCGGTGTTGATTATACGAGATACCGGCTGCGGAGCTTCATCATAAAATTGTGAATCAAGCATATCTATTCCCCTTTAGTTATTATTCATCAAACTCTAAAACTTCTGGTAATCCTGCTTGGGCTTCCTTTATCATTTCAGGTGTAATTTTTGAGAAGAAATCTGAATTTTCAATAACAAACGCTCTGATCTCTGCTTTATCAATAATATCACTACCCTTTAATGCTATAAGCCACTTTAGTTCCTCGTAATATTCGGCGCGCTTTTCTTCGGTAGTTTTTAATATGCTATCATCCCAGAAGAACGATATATCATATTCTCCAAATGGTGCAAGATTATAACGTGTAGCAATATCATCCATGACAACTACAAGAGTCTCTAATGATAATTGTGCTGCTCTCTGTATATCTGATACTGTTTGATAAAAGCGCTGTTTGGAATTCTTTATTTCCGTGGCTGTTTTATCTGTATCCTGTGGATTCGACAATATTCCATAAGCAAGCCCCAAGACAAATTCTATTCTCCGTAAAAACTCATTTAATCCATTGAAAATAGATACATCGCGAAATTCGGGGTTATACTCAGTTATTCCGATTTCACCCGGAACTGTTGATCCTTCCCATGCGCGAAATAGCCGGTTGCGTCCTTGCGGTATTATAAAATTACCATTGCTGTCTTTTTTCATCAGATCGGAGCCTACATCAATAGCTAATTCTCCGCCCTCGAATTCCCAGATAGCCCTACCAAATTGCTTATCGCCTTCTCTTATTAAATCAATGCCCCGGGAAAATAACGCCTCACCTCTGCCAGGCATCTGCAATACAGCGAACCATGGATGTTCTACATCTGGCCATTGTACATACTCTGGAAGTTCCTTCCACTCGTCAGGTCCCTCTGCAAAGGATATTTGCTTGCCTAAGGCATTCATATTTTCACTTTTCCAGATTGAATATTCAATTCGGTATGTGTTATTTTCAAATGTGCATTTTTCTAACAGAGTGTAATAATATGTCTTCTGGTCAATGTTTTCTGTGAGTGTATCGGCAAATATAACGCTAACGAGTTCGCCCAGCTCGTTATATTTCAAGGGATAAAAGCAATTATTTTCTGATACTGTTACCCTTATCTCACCGTTTCTGACAAAAGGCTTTAAAATAACAACACTTCCTGCACAGCATTTTTCTATAGTTTCCCTTAAGTCGCCGATCACTCGCTTGTATTGATCATCCAAGAATTCTGATCGCGGATTATCCCCTGTTACTTCACTTTCAAGCTTCACGGTTACCGCTATTGCCGTTTCAGAACATGCACCGGCAGCAATATGTAAACTTGGAACGCCATTTTCTGGATCCGTATTCCATATAGCCTCACCATTATATAACTGCCGCCATAATTCATATTTTCGTTGCTGCTCTGGGGTAATGGCTATTTTTAAATTTAATGCGGCTTCTATATCCTTTTTTGAAAACAATCCTCGCCACCACTTTCTAATTGCGGAAATAAATCCCATATTTCACCGCCTAATTATTTATTGATCACAGCAAGCTAACGCCATAACCTGCCCTGCCTATATGTTTTTAAAACTCCCCAATTGACAATCATCAGAAGCAGGCATTTCAGATTGAAAATAAGCGAATTCTCTTTTGTCCATTTAAAGGATATCTCGTATCCAATATTTCGCACACTCAGGTAATCACATATTTGCTTGAAAATATATAAAAACTGCCACGGCTCCCCATAATTCCCCAATTCTGCCATTTCATCTATTTTCCCAATAACATGCCGGATTTGGATATGGTCCTTAAGGGCAGTATTCAGTTTGATATTGAAGTTTCCGTATCCGATGCCATGGAGACCCTCGATATCTTCAAGTTGTTTTGAAAATGTCATTTCATTTACCACCTCAGTATTTTTCAGGGCATGGAAAAGGCGCCTACCATTTGGAAGACGCCTGATTATTTGCTTTCAGGATGATTCTTGACTGCCCTTTTTAATTTTTGATATTATTTTTGATGTTATTTTCACCGATACAATAGAAAAAATAATACAAAACATACCACCTATAATCCCGTTTGCGACAATGGCCGATACCCATGCCAACAATAAAATAACAATTAAAGATATATTGAGTGCCGTATAATCTTTTTCATTCATTACGCATCCCTCCATTACATGGAGTATATCATAAATACCACATTAAATCAATGGTTTATGCCTCGCTTTTCCAATTCTTTTGTCATACACTCATAACAAATATCATCACGCCCATAGAATTGAATCCTTTGCGATACACACATTTCAGGATGAATTCTATATTCCTTTCCGCATATATGACATGTTTCAATTATTAATCCATTTTCGTCATATTTCGGAAGCTTATCAACAAAAGCCTTTACGAGCCGGTATAGATAATCTATTTTTTCGTCTGTTGTCATTATTCCTCACCCTCACTCTCCAGTGCCAACCCACTATCAGTTACCTGGTTCTTAAAATCCTTTTTGTCTCCTCTATTTTAGAGCATGAAAAAAGGGCAGGAGAGGAGTTCTGCCCTAGCAGCTTGCAAGCTGCTTCATGCTATATAAAAAGCCTTTTGGCTAATTATCAGTTTCTTGGTTTTTCCTTTTTTTCTGTTCTTGGAACTCTTGTCGCTTGCGTTCTTCTTCGCGCCTTTGTCTTGAATTATTCATATTAACAACATTTGCCGCCACCCAATTAATGGTAGGTATAAATCCCATAACATAACCTCCTCTTTTCTATTTCTTCTCTTTTTATCAACAAAGAGCAGGGATTCAAACTATGCTAATCCCTCTATTAATACCTTGCAGTTATTCCAGTATCCCAAGATGTATTTATCAAGGATTTGTTTTGCCCCTGTGGGTAATACTGGAAAGGTTTTTCACTGACATTGTTTATTTTGCTCCTTGTTGGCAAGACAGATATCTTGCGTGTGTTAGAAAGTGTCAAATAAGATAATTTTGTCAACTCTACGCGAAACATCTCTTTTGCGCATAGGTAAGTGCCTGATAACATGTGTTATTGGTAATTATTACTAATTAACCGCAAATTTCAAAAGTCTCACGGTCTGTTATCGTAATACCGACATGGCAAATTGCATATATTGTTTCTATTGGATAAATCTTTTGATTTGTCTGGTTACAGTATATTCTAGTCCATCTAGAGTATCAATATCCGATGTTCCATCATCCAGCCTTTCATCAATTCCAACCTCTGCCGGTTTTGGATTCCATATTGCTGTTTTTAATGCTTCTTTTAGCGTCTCGCAGTGCCTTGTGTATAGGAATCTATCTTCGCCTATTAGTTTCTGCATTAAATCAATTCTGTCATTGATTTCAGCCTTGTAGCAGCCTCTTACAGTTACTTGCGGATATGCCTTTTCCACTGCTCTTTTTACTCCGGTTCCAAGCGTGACAGCTTCATTGTCCCATTCGAGATAATCACACCGTCCAAATTCTTTAATAATAAATCCGACAAATTCCACGACAAACTTATCAACATCAGCCGGAGCAATACCCTCTTTATAATCCTTGTGAAAGATTCTTTTACTTGCCAATCCTATCAGTTTTTGATAGTTCGGTGTAATTCCGGTTGCTACGAGAGCGTGAGCGGATTTATTACCGCCGAAGTCAAGACCTATATTTATCTCAATCATGCGAGGAAGTTGCTTTTTCTTTCCACTTCTTATTTCTTCTTCATTTTTACTATAATCAAGAAAATAATTCTGCGGATTATTCGCAAATCGTTTATATATAAGTCCTTCAGCTTGCTTCCTTAATCCTAAAATATCACGTTCATAATGCACGGTGCCTTTGTCATATGTTTTTAATACAGATTTTAACTTTATATCTGATATACTTAAATTATCAAGTAACGTAAAATGTCCCCAATTATATCCATATTCTGGATCTTTGTTTTGCTGCTCCTCATGAAAGTCTAATATGTCTGTATAATATACATGGTTTGGTGATTTAGGGTTCAAGTCGTGAAAAATTTTGCGATTGTTGCTTGCTATCGTCCGGTCAAAAACCTCTTGGATAAATGTCGGATGGCATTCGTTGGCTTCTGTGATATAGGCAGTGCCGTATGTATAGCCTTTTATATTGGCATCATCACCACTTTTTTTTCCACCGGCAAAGAAGATAATCTTCTGGCCCGTTTTTGTGTCAATGTATAAGCAATCCTTTTTTTCAAACTTTCCAATTCGGCAGCAACCATCAAAATAATTTTTTACTCCGAAACCATCACATTCTAATATATTTATCCTAGCTGATGATTGGTCTACTCCTGCCGCTAAATGAAAGCGATCAGGATGAATATCTATCTCATTACACCACGCCAAGGTGTTAATTACGTTCTTCGCCCCTCTTTTCCCACCTTCGGCAACGTTGAACCATGAGTAATTTGTCTTTAAAAGATATTTAATTTGATTTTCCGTAAATGGCGCAGGTATATTCATTTATTCACCAGCTTCTGGAAGTTTCCTGTTCGGTCTTGGATTATTAATTAATTCTGCTATGGCAATACGTCCCTCATTAACTTTATTTATATATTCTTCATTGTTATCCGAATTGATTTTTGATTTCATAAATAAAATTCTTGCTCTCTGTTCTTCATCAGCCAAATCTATGTGTTGTCCCAACCAATCCATGGCTTTTGATTTTTCATAAAGTTTAACGCTGATTCCGAATTGCCCTTCTTTAACTTCAGATACAAGAACACCATCTATTTCTGATCCGTCTTTGATTTTGATTCTATTACTCTTAATTTCAACAAAATCATTGATATCAGCCCTTGCGATATCAAGATACCATTGAAATAAATCCTTAATATCCAATCCAATTTCCGCTCTATATTCGGATAAGAGTCGTTCAATCTCTTTTTTCACTCCCTTATTTTCCCATAGTTTATATGCATTGGCATTGGCCGTTTCCCATGATGCTCCATAGGCTTTTTGATAAGCCTTAGTCTTATTTCTGTATTTAACATATAAAATACAAAAAAGTCTTTGCTTGTCAGTCAAATCAGGATTCTCAATCACCTGTTCAACTTCTGTTGCAACGACTTCTACTTTCTTCTTTGAAACGCTTTTCTTTTTTGCAACGTTGCATTTCTTATCGTCCGTTGCGTTGCAGTTCTCGTTGCGTTGCCATTTCCCCCTATTTTTCCATGAGCGGATTGTTCCTTCTGGGATGTTGAACTGATTGGCAATCTCAATTAGCGCGGTCCCAGTCTCATACATTTCCTTTGCTATTTTTATTCTATCATCTGGTGCTCTTGCCAATTATCACCACCTCATTATCTAAATGATTATTTAACTTCCAATATATTTATTGATAAAATAAATCTGACCTTTTCCGGTGACTTTTGTTGTCCGCGTAATTCTGACACTTCCATCTGGATTATTAATAGTGCGTTCTTTTACTTCAAATAATCCTAAGTCCATGCTGCGCTGTGTTGGTGAATTATATTGATCTCCCTGTCTGCTGCATAAATATCCTTCTTCGCGCATCCTATTAAACAATCGGTTCTGACCGATATCCAGACCATTCTGATTTAGAAGCTTTGCAAGATTTCCGATCAAAATGGATGTATGGGATGTTTCTACTGCATCAGCAAATAAAACTTTTGGTTTTTGCTGCTGTACCGTTTTTTCAAGCTCTCTGCGCTTTTGTTTTTCTTCTTTATAATTTGTTAGGAGCTGTATCGCAAAATCGGGATCATCCATCATTTTTTCAATCATTATACTTGATGCATAAATACCGTGCTTGCGGATATCCGGAAGAATTTCATCAGTTACCCTATTTTGAAAATTCCGTGCTTTTTCATTGGAAGCTTTAAAGCATAACTTATAGAATATGTTTTCAGGGATAAATCCATCTTTCGCAACCTCCTGCGAAAATTCAAATTCGTTAAGATATGCTGAAATAGTGCGCCATCTAATATACTCTTTATGGTCTTTTGTCTCTGTAAATCCTAGTCCTCTGGCCACATCTTCAAGGTTCAAATGCGCTGTTCCATTTTTGTCTAAATAACCTCTAACATCTTTAATAGTTATTAATTCATTCATAATTTTTCCAATCCTTTCAATTTTTTAATTTCAATCCTATTTATAAGCATAAGAGAGGACAGGCGATTGAGTTTCCTGTCCTACGGATGTACATTCCGTCTTATGCTTTATTAAATTATATTGGACTCGAACCAATACCTACCAGTTCATCAGATTCAAACCAGCTGTGCTCCCTATTACACCAATATTTAATAAGTCAACCCCAGGGGCAAAGGATTCTAAGTCTTGCAACCTACTCCCATTTCGGGAACCCAGCCTTATCCTTCACAAGTTGGCTTAAATCGAAAAGGCAAGCACTGGATTAACCTAATGCCTGCCTCAACGGAAGGGGGGGGATACTGAAATATCAATGCGTATTTTACACATTTCTACATTTTAATTATAACACGCTGTTTTTTGATGTCAATACGGTACGGTGTGGTGCGGTGTGGTGCGGTGTGGTGTCGCGTGGTGTGATGCGGTGCTCATAAGTTCTGATTTTCTTTCGGGACGCATTCCCAAGTATACATCCATCCGTTTTTTTCTTTAATTCTTTTAAAATCATAATTTTGAAGAAATGCAAATATCTTATCAAGACAATAATAGCAATTCTCTGTCTTTTTGTTACAATCTGGACATATAAATGCTTTGCAAAACTCCATACAGCCCTCCTGAAAATCTTCTTCGGTCATTCCTTCATCTGGGTCAATATATGACCATAGCTGCTGTGCGATAAAGCCACATTCCTTGTGGTTTTTCCATTCATATAGCTCGCCGCCATCTTTTAGTTTTGCATATTCATAAGATGTCCCCTTTTCAATTATTCCATTGCAATAGGAGCATGTATGCTCTTTTCGTGCAACCCTTTCTTTTCGTTCTAATTCTTCGGGCATATTTTTACCTTCTTTCTTTGCCGCTTATACCTCAGGCAATTCGATATAAACAATAATAGCTTTTATCCAGGGTAGTGCTTCATAGGCTAAAAGAATTTCATCGTCTGTCATTTGGTCAAATTCATCTGTAGATAACATTTCCTCCATGAGCTCTGCTGAATCGTCATTACCCTTAAATGTTATTCTGTCAAAGACCACAAGATATTCTTCGATACTGGATTTACCCCAGCTGCCGCCCCAATATGTAGGACAGTCCTCCGCTGCAATCTCATATGATACCATTGGAAGTATCGGTAATTCTGGATTTTCCTTGATTAGTTGTATAAATGAAGTATCTTTCATGGATGAATCTCCTTTCTTTCTTTGATTAATTGGCATTATTTAATTATCTCACCACAGTAAGCACATTCTTTTCCAACAAAGTATTTCTTGCTAAAACTCCAAGTCTCACACTCATCTCTATCTTCTTCTGTCATTGGTATATAACCATCTCCTAAACATTTACCGTTAATATCATAGTAATTGTCTTTGTGTCTGATAATAATATGTTGCTTATCTAGTGAAATATAAAATTCACTGAGAGGGTAATAGAGATTCACAAATTTTGCAAACTTGTAACAGGCTCCCTGTGTACATATTGTTTTTACTTCTGGATCAATATTACGAACACTTTCGATAAATTTATCAATACTTACCATATTTCCCTCCATAGTATTTAATTTAATTCACTGAAATCCTTCATATAATTGTCAAGTTTCTGATTTACACGCTCTAATTCCTGTCGAATTGCAAACCTCATTGATTCAGGATTTACTAAAATATCATATGTTTCTCCACCATCAAGAATAGTTAACATGAATTGTCTTCCCCTCACATCACCAGTATTTCCCCAACACAATTTGTCTTGTTCTTCAAGCTCATTTTTTCTTTTCTGAGCCTTTTCTATTTCTTTTTTTATAAATATCGCCTTATTAAGTGTACTCTCTGTCATTACGGTCCTCCAATTTTAATTAAGAATCAGTATATATTTACTGTTTCACCATCGCATTCAGCCATTTCTGCAGGTATTAGCATTTCACTATCAAAACGGTAAACCGTAAGATAATCTAAATCTTCCCCGGCCATTTTTAGATTCTGCAAAAACACTAGTAATTCATTTGCTGTTAAATTCATATTATTTAATTCCTCCTAACTTTTAATTTATAATACAAGTTTTTCTTGCCCGATTATATAATTCATCCACAATGTTTCCACTCTTGATATCCCAGCTTCTGCCTGTGTTTTTTTGGATACTTTCTGCCATCCTTGAAGCATGTCATTGTATAACCCATTATCATATCCCGATAGAAGAACTTTCCCCGGATGTCTGCTTAATATTTCCAACAATTCAACATGCTCCGCATCTTTCATTTCATACCGATATAAGTAGTTCTTACGAGTTCCATGGAGATATGGAGGATCTATGTACATAAAAACATCTGATGTATTATATCGATTAATCACCTCTACAGCTGGAAGATTTTCAATCTGTGCATTCTTGAGCCGTTCGCTTGCTTCAATTAGTCTTTCCGGAAGACTTCGCCATTCCTTGGTTGTGTGTGGGCTTTTGCTCTGTTGACTGCTCCTGAATCCATTCCGGTACAGATTGCTACATCCAAACCCCTGCCAACATCGGACGGCAAACTTCCTTGCTTTTTCAATGTCTGAATCCTCTGGGATATATTCACATGCCTTGTAATATTCATCCCGTCCATATGGTGTCAATTCAAGTGCTGCTACCAATTCTTCTGGTTTCTCCCTAATAACCTGGAAATAATTAACCACATTCCCGTCCAGATCATTCAGTGTTTCTATTCTGGCCGGAATTTTTGAGAAGAACACGGCCAGACTTCCTGCATATGGCTCAAGATATACTTCATGTTCAGGTATATACTCACAAATCCACGGAGCAATCCGGTTCTTTGCTCCTGGATACTTTAAAACACTTTTCACTGCTTCACCTTCTTTCACTAAATTATTATTATCTCTACATCTTCCAAATCTACAAAATCAGTAACATCTTTGTATACCGTTGATTCAGCCGTTGCACAATATACTTTGTTATCAGCTATCACAGCAAAACCTTTTGCCTTATCACCTTCTTTAAAAACTGCTACCATATCTCCATAACAACTTTCCCAAACCTGCTGTTTTAGAAATGTGATTTCTACCTGTTTGGTATGTGCTGTACAATCAAAATCACTTCCACGTTTTTCACAATTACCACACCCTTTATAATCCATTAATATCAACATTGTATATCTCTCCTAACTTATTATTTTACTTATATCCCATTCCTTCATATTGCAAAAATCTTTCTCCGTTTTGCTTACCGCATTTAGTACATACTCTTATATTTGACTCACCAGAAATTACAACAAATTGAGAATATGAAGGCTTTTGGAACCATTGATAATTATGTTTGCATAACAACCGTTGTAACCAGTTTTTTCTTGTTATTATCATGATTCTTCTTTCACAAAATAAGATTCTTCTTTGTTTATAAACAGTTGTGTATCTTCATAATCTTTATCGCTTGGATTAAGCTTCCCTAAGATAAAACCGTCTGAAATACGTAATGATACGGATTCCTTGCTATATTTTTTACACCACGCATATAGCATTTCACCTATGTCAATCAGTTCTTCTTTCATGGCATTTTTTGACTGACAATCAAGTACAGAGTCTAATACTTCTAAAAGCGTCAGATACCTTTGTCGGCACATCCTTGTTTTTTCATCAAGTGTACCGTACCTAACTTCTGCACAATCTAACACAACTTTTGCAAACTCTGCCTTTGCCCGAATAGTATCAATTATTTCATCCATATTTGTCTGCTTTCTCCCCGGATGCCGCTGGGGCCGGTTTAATTTATAAAGAGCTCATTTCTATGTCCGCAATAGCCCTAAATACTGGGTAGAACTGTTGAGGTACTACGGCGTTACCTAAACACTTATTTCTGTCCATCGCTCCGGAAAACCCATCATCGCTTCTACAAATAAGGGGTTTAATAAGTTTTGTCCCTCCCATTGGTAGTACTGTAATAATTCCTTCTCGTTGTTTAATCCACTTCCTATCATGGCTCCAGAATCCCGATGTTTTATTCCGTTCTGTTTCTTCTTCGCACTTCCGGGAGAATATCCTTTCTCCAGATTTGCCGTTGGAGTTGGTAAGAGTTTCAAGGTTCTTGTCAATCCCAGGCTTCCATTCGTTCCTTGTTGATTGAATTTTCTCATTTTCCCACTCTTTGTCATTTTGAAAGTGTCGTTCTTCCCAATTACTGCTCCGACCGTTGCATCGCTCGCTAACGGCGTGGGCAATAATTGCAATACGCTCTCTGGCGTGAATTGCTCCGACATCGGCAGCTCTGTAACAACACCATCCAACATCATACCCCAGGTTGGAAAAATCTCTGAGTATTCCTCGAAAGAACCCTCCAGATTCGCTTGAAAGTAATCCCCGTACATTTTCAGCCACAACCCATTTTGGTCTAATTTCGCTAACGATTCGCCGGTACTCCGGCCATAGATCACGTTCATCACAAGACGCTTTACGGCTTTCTGCAACGCTGTGAGGCTGGCAGGGGAAGCCCCCTAAAATGCATGTAAGTTCTCCTTGTCTGATTCCTGTTCGTCGAATAAACTCATCTGCTGATAATCCATGTATGTCCCTCCATCTTGGAACGTCTGGCCAATGTTTTTCTAATATTCTAGTTGGATAGTCTGCAAATTCACACTGACCAACTGTTCTGAATCCGGCCCACTCTGCTGCAACATCCAGTCCTCCAATACCTGTAAATATTGACAGGTGTGTTGATTCATTATTTGTCATGGCCTTTGATTCCTTTCCTGTTTTCAGTTAATAATTCATCAATACACTCATTCCAACCATTTACATATGATTCTGCATTAAGTGGTATAATCTCTTTTCTTTCCGGCAACGCACGCAAAGGGCAATTAACAAGTTTGTTAAGTCTATCATTGATTTTTGATATCCTATAAGGTAATACACTGCATCTGCTCATTGGTTCATAGCTAATAAATCTGCACAATTCGCAACAATCCGGAGTTTCAACCAATAGTACTGATATACTCATTCCTTTTCTCCTTTATTCAGCCAATCGCAATATTTTTGGCATTCTTCTTTTGAAGTGAAAGCTATTTTCTCACCATACTTCTTGTCTTCGTGTAATATCTTTGTTTCTTCACAAAATATAGTTACTACATGGCCAATCGAAAACTCACCATACGAATAATCATTACTGCTATCACTTGGTATAAAGGTTTTTGTCAAGAAGAAATTTCTGTCACTACGATAATATGAGTCCTTTTTTGCGATTTTTATTTTCTTCACCTTTGATATTTCCGGTTCATATGAATACAGAGATTTAGAGCATGTACACTTCTTTGACACTTCCGTACCATCTGGATATTGAGATGTTTGCATACGTGCATCATTGCATAATCCGCATTTTTCTCCTTGGTATTCTTTGCTTTCCGCATACCAAACAATGCATTCATCAACAATCCTGTCTATTACCTCATTAATAGTAAGTGCCCAAAATTCGCTTTCAGCTTCTGATTTTAAATTCTTTTTTTTGCGCTCAATATTTATTAATTCTCGATCAAGCAAATCCGTTTTTTCCTTCATTTCACTTTCAATAGCGGATAGTCTTGTATTCTCATTATATAGACGTACAATTTCGTCTTGATGCTCTTTTTTTACCGCAATAAGAAGTGATGTTTTAAATTCTTCTATTTGATATTCAAATTCATTTAGTTCTTCAAAGTAATCATCTTGATACATGTATAAATCCTCCATATTCTTTAATTATTCATGTTTTTAATAATAATATTTTCTATTGCCGTCAACCTTCTTCTGGATATTCTATCGCGACACAAGCCAATTCTTTCCGATATTTCCTTGTCTTGTAATCCATCTATATATTTCATTTCTAAGATTAAAATATCCGTCTGGTCTGTTAACGAGTGAATAGCATCTTTTATTTCTTCAAGTTTTTTAAAGCATTCTTCTCGATCAGTTTCATATTCGTCAAGCTTTGCGGCATATAAGGATAAATCTTTTACATCACATCCTTTTCCGGTTCCTCCCGATGGAGACGATGGACTCATTTCTTTAGTTCGTAACTTTTCGATTTCCTCATCAAGCCTTTTAATCCTTTTGATGATTGATTTGTAATTATTTAAAAATTCTTTTTTACTTTCAAAATCCACATTATCTGTCATATAGCGGCTACTCTCCTTCTGAAAATATCATATACATGTTCCTCGCCTTTGTACGCATAATGTCGTCCTGCGGTATTACTCTCTGCATGTCCTAAGTATTCTCCGGCCTCTTCCGTGCTGCCTCCGCGCTTGATTATATTTGTTGCTGTGGTCTTTCTGATTAAGTGGGGATATACATTAATATCCATACCTGCTCGGCGCGCAATGGCCTTAATCGCGCTGTATATGCCACATCGTTGTAATGGATTTATAGAGCCGTTGCTGATAAATAGAGGTTCCTTACTTGATTGTGTTATTCCTCTTTCTTGCAAGTATCTGTTAAGATAATCTCTGGCAACGCGGTCTATACATACTGTCCTATATCGATCAGATTTTTGACCAAATATTATGATCTTTCCATCACTCCAATCAACATCACATACACGGACCGCCGGTACCTCGCCGTCTCTCATAGCTGTACAGCGTAAAAATTCTAACAACGCCCGGTCCTTGGTTTTATTGCAGCCTGTCTTGAGTTGCTCCCATTGCTCGGCTTCTAAGTGCTCGATCTGCTTAACCGACTCTTTGTAATTATCAATGTTTTCAACCGGATTTTTGATTATTAAATCCTCCCTTCTCATCCATGTGAAAAATGCAGATAAGCACCGTTTGCAATTATTAACGCTCACATTACTATTTCCACGTTTTTTGTATTGATAAAGATAACGCTCAACATCATCCTTTTTTATTAATATCAGAGGTTTCGAAATCATATCTATTAAATTATTAATATGTATAATGTATTGATCTACTGTATTCTCAGACAATTTTGGAGCCTTTTTAACCATAAACAGTTGGATAATATATTCATTTGTATTATCAATTGTTGCAAGGCTTGTTTTCTCCTCTATCATGTCTATGCCATACATTACTTGTGCCATTATTCCCGATAAAATAGATATCGTCTGTGATGTTACATGTACTCTCATTGCAACTAATACATCATTAATTACTCTGTCCTTAATCGTCATTTTATCAGATCCTCCGTATTTTTTTTAAAATAGCATTCCTGTTGTATCGCTTACGTCATCCTCAAGTCTTTTTTTTGCACATGATGATTCCGTTTCTAAATATTTTCTTAATGCGTTATGTAAATTCAAGCTTGCTTCTGTCTGATCCACTATATTCTGTTCAGCAATTTTTATTAATTCCTCAATTGTGACCATCTCCACTGTTATGTATGGCCATTCTGAACAGCATGGCTCTTGTCCAGTAAAATACATATCGCTTTCTTCTGGATATTTGGTTCCTACCATTCCTTGAGAATTCAAGTAATGAATTGCATTATCCTCAATGAATAAATTGTCATGGCTGTTGGCTCCAACAATATGTATATGATCGTCTCTTTTGATTTTTATAATTGGAAATAACATAATTATCCTTCTTTCTTGTTTTATTTCTTATCTTTTTATTATAGCTGCCACAATTATCACTATTATCTCGACCAATATAGTTGCAACTACTCCGCACCAAAACGGGTTTATGTACATGTGCGTTCTCCTCCTCTGATTTATTATTTATCATACTATTTAAATCCTTTTCTCTTGCAATATTGATTCCAATTTTCGTGCCGGTATAGTCTTCCGTATACATACCTCTGCGCAAATTCCAATTGCAAATTGGGATAAATACTATAGTCAGGATACATGTCCTCAATCGCTGGCAGTAACTGCTTTTTCATATCATATCCAGTTCCTCCCCTTTCTGTAGTTTCTGGCAGATATGGGTTTTCCGGTGTGAAATCAAAAACCTTACTACTATACACTTTGTCGTAATTATATAGGGGAAGCCACCAGCTTACCTGATCACCCTGCATCTTATGCCAAGCAGCTATTTTCATAAGGGCATAATTTGGAAATGTTTTATTTTTCAGGTGTTCTTTTTCCGCATCGTGTAATCCAATTAACATTTTTTCACTTAGAAAGGGTACCCTTTATCGCTGGCCAGCAAAAGCTCCTTTCTTTTTTAATTAATCCATTATTTTGGGAAATACTGCTTCAATATCCTCTTCGTAAAATGATTCTGTTAAATCTATAGCTACTGAATGTTCACATATCCCACAATTCCCAAGGTGACCATATTCAGCATGATTTAATATCTTTGTATTGCTCAAAAAACAATGTAGCATCTCAAAAGGTACCCAAACTATAAAACTGTTCAAGCGATACCCTCGCCATCCATATTCCAATCCATTTATTTCTATAAAGCTTTTTATATTTTCCATTATTCTCCTTCATACGGCTTTAAATTTACCACGGAAATTCCTGTATCAATGATTCTCCCCATATCGGTGAAAGACTGTTCTTCATGAATACAGGTGTATTGGTATGACGGCATTGTTCAACGATATTTTCTATCCATTCTCGCTTAGGAACGACCTTATCTTTGCGGTTTCCGGTCTCGCTCCCTAATATAATCAAATCTGTATTGATTTCAATATCCCCAAAATCCGCTTGTATAGGTTCTATACTCACGAATGTGTTATATTTTTCATCTGCTAAATGAGAACAATAAAAATATTCTTTTTCTGGTACTTCTGTCGTTGTTCCATACCAACATGATACATTGTTTTTGCTTTCATTTAACAAAATTCCCTTGTTCGCCAATTCAATATATCGGCTTGGATTCTTCGTCAAAAACAAATACCTATGCTGTGGAGCCGCCTCACAAGCCTTGAATACTTTTTGAATCCATTCATCTGGTATCCAATCTCCAAAGAGGTCAGCCATTGAACAGACAAAAATGTTTCTGCCTTTTTTATTTTTAAAATCATCGAGGCGATAACGGTGGAAAGTCGGTGTGAAGCCAAATGGAAATGGAGCTTTGTGGCATTTTGATGTTAAAAAATGGTCTTTTATATCGGCTATCGTTCCGTTATTTGTTTCTCTTGCTTCTCCGTAGTATGCTTTAATAGGTGCAATATAAGTTTTGTCGTCAGATATGTTTATCCGAGCCATTCCCGGTGTGTACTTCCATCCTCCGAACCTTTGCGTTATGTTCCGGGCATAGCAATATGTACATCCATGTAGGCATCCAGTTACCGGACTCCATGTTGAATCGCAATAGTCTATTTTAGTCTTATTCATGATTTTTCCTTTCTCATCTAAATTTTAATTTACTTATCCAAGTAATTCTGGATTATCAAAAATATTGCCGACAACCTCATAATTTTTTACATCATTATAATAACTATCCCAATAGCCAATTGGTGAAAATCTCGCTTTCTCTTCACTCCATTTTATAATTTCCTTATTCGGTACATATTCACCACTTTGACCATAATCTTTATAACGTTTTCCTACTATAATATCTCCTTCCCAAATCAATTTTCCGTTCTTATCCGTAATATTCGTGCACTGAGATATGGTTTCTGGAGCCACTACCTCATAACAGGAACGGTATATTTCGCTATAATCATTTGCCGATAGAGGTTCAACACCAATACATGAGACAGATACGCAATCATCACTCATTAAAAAATAGAATCCTTCTACCCACTTGCCGTTGTCAATCCGTTTTCCACGGAATAATATTTTTCGTTCCATTCTTTCACCTCATTTAATTTCTATTTGCCTGTCATATTTCCTCTTTTTCTTCCCAATTATCACAGGTTTCGTTATACATTGTGTATTCCCCACAAGCGTCCGAATCCTGGGAGATACACATAAATTCTGGTCCTCTATCCCATACATGATATTGGCAGGTACCGCAGCATTTTTTATCACTCATACAATTTCCATCTCCTTTTTCTTCAAGTTTCGTTCACTAAAATACTTTGATCTGTCATGTGTCGCGGCATATTGTCTGTTATATTCCCGTTTTTTATCAGGATTTTGATTGTATTTTTCTCTCATGGCAGCACATATTTTTTCCCTGTTGAGATCGTAATACTTCTTCCGGTACTTCCTTTCTGATTCAGATGTTATGTATTCCGTTTTCAATTCTCTAACAGCTCCTTTTCTAATTGGTCAAAATCATATTGATTCTGACTAAATTGATTAAAATTGTTCTTTTTTAAACCCTTGTTGGTAGGCAATTTTGGTTTTACATATTTCCCTGGAAGAAAGGTTTCAAAAAAGCAATCCTTGAAAAAATTATCTGAACGCCTTACAAGCATTCCGGTGATATCACAAGATTCTGCATAGTTTTTAACAGCTTCAATCAACTCCTCCTCTGTAACACTTCCCGTTAATAGCACATCCATATAAGCATGTTCTGTGCTGTTTCTAGGATTTCCGTATTGATTTTCTGGATACAACAACAGGAAATCCTCAAACCGTTCCACGGGGGATATAGGGGGTATAATATTTTGTATTGTTTTGTTTATTAATGGGTTCATATTGTGGTACAGGTTGTGGTTCACATTGTGGTCGTTTTGTGGTTCAAATTGTGGTACATTATTGGCAGTGTTTTGTACCACAATGCTAATCATTTGATAAGCCGCCGAACTGCATCCACCTCTGGAACGCCATTTTATATAACCGTCTTGTTCCAGTTTATTTCTAGCTCTCTTTATTGCTTGTGCATTTAATCCCGATTTCAGCACCAGGACTGATACAGCTACCGTAAACTCTTGTTGCCAACCTGTTTTATTTGCTATGGACATTAACGCATGCCATAAGGCAATGGCAGGTGAGGGCAACGGATTTAGTTCGAGCCGATCGTAAAATGCTTTTATCTCCAATAAATAATTCATTTATCACCGCCCATTATCTAATCATTGTTACCTCGTATTTGCTCTATCGATTGCGGCACCAACCGGTACCGCACCGACATGGCTTGTGTGATATATTATGTACATGAACGGTTTCTTTTTGTTTTACCAAGGTGTTTCAACCTAAATAATTTTTTCCATACCGTTTCATAAAATCTTCCTTAGAACCGTATTTTTTTATCCAGATCATTTGAGCTATTCTTTTTAATTTGATTGATGTTATAGCATCATGATGAACTGACATTTTTCCATTTCGATGGCACTTATTACCGCATAAACGGACTTTCATTCCGTCTTTTTCGGATAGTTTTCGGTTTGCTCCACCAAATACATGATGCTCCTCTAAGTGGTCATATGAGCCATTAGCGCCGCACATGAAGCACTTAGTATAATCATCTTGAATAATACTTTTAGCCATCAGATTCACCTTCTTCCACTATAATTACTTCAATTCGAGGATCGTGACTATCAACAAAAAAGTTATCAGAAAAACCAGTAATACAATTCCATCCGTCATTCTTTAAAATTCCACACATCACTAAAGCATCTTGAATAAATTTGTGCGCTACACCTGCTATATTGTCCAGATCACGCTTTTTATTAGGTTCATGGTAACTATAGTGGATATGTACAGGTTTTTCGATTTTGAGTCTTTTAAGCTGCATTCTGGCAGCATTGGAAATAATCATTTGGTACTCCTGTTTCATTTCATTTCCACTACTGCATATTTGCTTTCCTCTCCGATGAAAATTCCGTTCCTGCTTAAGATAATCATTCAGTCCCGGAAGAGTACCTTTAATAATAAATTTATACTCCATCACACAGCCCCCAGCAACTCGCTTGACCAAATAGATTGTGTTAATACTTTTGTATGTTTGCAGTAATCACACATTTCACAACGTAATGGATCAATTTCTCCATTTTTCAATGCAATAATTTTGGGAATATTTTTTTCTACTTCCGCAAGAGCCTCATCCATTAACTTTTGTTCGATCTGAATAACTTCAATATCTGGATATTCTTCTTTAGATGCTGCTGCAATTCTGAAAGGAAGCAAATGACCTGTATTTATTTCAACCACCTTCTGATATATTGCTGCCTGTATGTCATAACCCCAATAGCGAATAAATTCCATGTGACCAAAATCCTTAGTATAATAAGTATCATGTAAGCTTTTCATGCATTTAAGATCAACTATCAGTTTTCCAGGAAAATAACTATCCATTTTTATTTTCCATAATGTACCAAATAATTCGGCTGTCATGATTACTTGTTTTTTTCCTTCCAAATGCTGCATAAAATAGTCATCTCGTTCAATGCGGTTAATAACTTCCTCCGCTCTTTTGTACTCCGCTCTAAGAGCGCCACTGCTTTTAGTAAATATTTCGGGGTTTTTTGCTTTAAATAAATCCAGCGTTCCCTCAAAATGTGCGTCCACATACGAGCCGACAAGAAGAGGAGTTGTCTTTTTCTGCTCCCAGTTATTATTTAATTTTGCAATTGCCTCTGCCTCGCATCCTAATCGACCAAGACAACCAATAAAGTTTTTATATTGAGAAACCGAAAGATATTTTTTGTTAGCTTCTTCTAAGAAATAATTTTCTTGTGTTAATATCATTTAAAAACCTCCTCTGCTTCCTGCATGATTGTATCTTGACTTGTTAATTTAAATGGATCAGCTGGTGCTATGCGTTCTGGTCTTGAAATATCCTCAACCTCACCCTCAACATGTATACCCATGAGTGCATTCGGAATATGCACACGGGCAAAGAATGCAGAGGCCCTATATGCAAGCATTTGTTCCGGCATTGTTTTCCATTTAGAGCCAGATTTTCCATACCAGCCTTCTTCTTTTGCCATCTTTATTGTTATTTCCGTGCCATTTACAGTTTCGCCATCCTCTATTCTGATGGCTTGTACATAGCATCCCCATGTGTCAGTTCCTTTTTCGCCTGTATATACATGCTTTACATTACGATATTTTCCGCTGCCATTAATCAATGACATACAGGCTTGTCCGCTCCATGATGGTTTCCCTTGTACAACGTACAGGTTTTGCATCACCATCATTGGGCTTACGCCCATCCGGTTAGCCATTTCCACGGCAATGGCACAATCCATTGGTTTTCCCTGATAATCCTTAGGAACCAATGTGGATATAGCAAACATTTTACCCATATCATATAGTTCCTTAAAGTTTGCCATGCTGGAAAAGTCTGCATTCAGTCCTTGTAGTGGGGTACTCTGTAATAGTTCTTGGTCCTGTCTAATAATTTCAGTTTCCATTTTTTCCTCCTATAATTCAACAACGGTCAAATCTTCCGAATCATCTGTTCTGGTTGCGATAAACTGCAGTCCGTTATCCTTGCATTTTTCGTATATCCGATTCCGTAATTTTGTAGATAATTTTTCTACCCCGTCTATGAGGATAATCTGTAATCCCTTTGAATTTTGAATAGATACATCAATACATAAGTCAAGCTTTTGACCATCCGAAAGGTTTGACACCGGAAGTCCTTTTATGAGAGGAACGCCATCTTTAATGCTAAGGTCCTTAATTGGTATCGTTGCGGTTTCCAAAATTTCTCCCGGAAGAGTCCTAGCCTTTTCTATTTTGATTGTTAATTCCTTTGATTCTTTTTGCAATTCAGAGACCGCATCTTGCAGATTAAGCATCCGGTTATATTCATTTACATAACCCTTCATTTCTTCTACGAGTTCTGCCTTTGCGGTTAGTTCAGAAAGATCTTTTATTTCCTGATCGATATAATTTTTGTATGATTCAATTTCTGCTTCAAATGTCGCAATATCAGCCTTATATTTCTGCTCAATTACTTCCAATTTATCAGCTTTTTTGTCGCAAAGACCATCACGTTCTACTTCTAATGCCTTAATTTGTTCGGTTAATTTTATAACTTCTTTTGCAATTTGATTGGTCCTAACATCCATTTCTTTATCCAGGGCGGCTATGGCAATTTCTTTATCAGCTTCAAACTTTCTGATTTTATTATTGCGATTATCAGCCAATTGATTAGCCCGTTCTATCATTTCATTTTCTTTTCTGATAGTTTCAATTTCCTTGTATAATGTAGATAAGTTTTCGCTTTCCCATTTATTTACATCATATCCGGCTGGAATACCTTCGGCTATTTCTTCGATAAAAGCCGTTCTATTTCTAATATCCCTGTTAATATCCTGTCTTTTCCTGAAATAATAACCATTGTCAGACTGGATATCATTGAGGACCGATAGAATATTTTGATCATATGAGACATCAGGAGGTATTTCCCCAAACTGCTCCTTAATCCATCCCATATCCCAGTCAAATTCAATCATGTTCAATATAATGCGATTCTGCTGTTTCTTATCCATCTGCATAAATTCGATTGGATTCAATTGCAATTCGGTAAATATATCTTTTAAAAATGTTTCTGGACTACTTACTTCAACACCATTTCGTTTAATGCTTTTGTAGTCAGCCTGGTTAATACGAGATTTTCTGTTAATCCTGAGACCTGTATCAGTCTCAATTATAATTTCGCCTTCGGTTTCTCCATTACGAACTATATAATCTCTACTTGATTTGTTGGTAAGAGCGAATCTAATTGCATCAATGACAGATGTTTTTCCAACTCCATTTTCACCAGCCAACTCAACGCTATTTCCATCTGATTCATATTCCGTGATCCCAAAAAGGTTCTTGATTTTAAGCTTTACTATTTTCAATATGCCGTCCCTCCTAATATATATTGTCCGTCTGCCCGTTCAACAACATTTCGGGCAAGCATCTTCTGATTCCATTCTTTTCTAATTTCCAATGATCTTTCTTTTTCATGACAAGTATCGCAAATTCCGCCATGTAGCTCTCCTGCATCAACCCGGCTGTCACATACCTTACAAATATAACGATGCATTGATTAATCTCCCTTCCTATATTTACCTTTTTGTCAGACTACGCCATAAGTTCTCCGCCTACTCTTTTTTTCAATTTCCATTTGCTTTTCCCTGTGTTGTTCAAGCTTTGCGGTGTCGAACAAAATGGGACTTTTTTGCTTTGTCGGATCCATTTTCCATGCACAACTCAGAGTTGGATCACGATAAATATTCATTAGATATGTCATCGGAAATCCCATTTCATCTCTTAATTCTGATAATCGCATTACTGGCTTTGGATATTCCATATAATTTCTCCTTTCTGTCAATTCATTTAAATTTTAAAGACTTTTGATATTTACTAGTTTATACGGTGTTTGTTAGTATCTGCGCCACCTTACCGGCTCCGCTTATGGCTATCATACAGGGGCGTATACTCATAATCACGTAACCATCTTTACAGAATGTTTCATCATTCAGTACATAAACCACTTTGTATAATGCGGAATTACCTGTATATGTGTACATATATGTTTCCTCTCTGTCCAAAGAATAATCAATCTCGTTCAGTGCCAAGTAATCGCCTACTGCATAATTCCTGTCATTTAAACGTACTTCATATGTTTTTATGCCTGCCACTATATCTTGAAAAAACTTAGATTCACACTTTAGTTGATGTATCATCTTTTCTCCTTTCAACATTTTAAATAAAAATTACATTACCCCTTTGATGGTGTACAAAATCATTTGATAGCATTTTTTTCCACTCATCCTTAGTGGCTTTGTAATCTGCAAATGTATTTGCATTATCCTCACACCATTCACATAAATCATCTAAGGTTTCAAATACTGGACTTACCGGACTACCTTCTGTAGTAGTTTCCCAAAGTTGGTATCCTTCACCTTCTGGCGGTTCTACTTTACTTGAAATATCAATACCATAATATTTATCAAAGTCTGGACATCCACCATCCAACAATTGTATCCCTTTTATTTCCGCATATTTCCGGCATCCTTCACAGCCTGCACTATATTCACTATGACAATAGCAAATATATTTATTATAGTATCCATACCATACCTTGTTTAGTGGATAGTCAAAATCCATCGGAACTCTTTTTAATTCTTTTCCCATAATAATTCCTTTCTACTGTCGCCATCTGTTTCGTCAGGTCTATGATAATCGCAAAATGTACCATCCTCCGTACTTTCGCCCTCATCATCTGAATCGTATAAACGACTGCATTCATTGCAACGCTCATAGTGATCTGGTATTATGCCAACAATTTCCTGAAGGTAATAAATGACTCCAAACGCCATTTTTTCAGACAATTGTGGCGGTTCTTGTAATGATATTTCTTCCGGTACATCTCCTTGCAAAAAAGTATACAGGTTTTCCGTTTCTTTAAAACTCATTGCTTTTTTATTCACTATTTTATCTCCTTTCGGTAAATTTTAATTTAATACTCCTGAACAATCTCAAAAGGAACAAACATTTCAGGTAAGATATTAACCTCATAATGATAACTACTTACATTTGCTCCGCTGATATCTTCTATGGACCAGAATATCCATTCACCTTTTGATATATAATGTTTTTTGTATTCGTTGACTCCGGTTTGGCAGGTTATTACTAATCTGTTGCTTTCATCTGAAAGCGAGAATACTCCTATCAATTCAAAAACAGGTGTATCTGATCTCAGGTTAATAACTGATAATCTACGAGTCACCTGGAAATTGTCTGCTGAGGTGGATATATTAGAAGATACCCTATCAGCCTGATCACATCCAATACATAATGTTGCTAAAATTAATACTAAAATTAATGCAATTTTCTTTCTCATGTTTTTCTCTCCTTATAATTTTATTTTCCTCCGCACCGCTTATAATGCCGATGCGGAGTACTTGACGGTTACGCTGTCAACTGGCACTATAATCTTCTTCCGCAATGTCAAGCCTTTTAACAGAGACTTCAAAAGCCACCCTGCGCTCTGTATTTTCATCATCAAGCTTCTTTATATACTCACGGCTCTGAATACGTCCCTGGATGATGCAATGCTCGCCTATTGACAACGTAGCAGCGAATACGGCAGTTCTTCCCCAACATATACATGGTATGTAATCTGTTTTGCCATAGGGTCTGTTTACAGCAATAAACAGATCGGTAATTTCTCTGCCCAGTGGTGTTTTTCTATACAGAGGTTCCTTACAAATAAAGCCATCCAAGTAAATCTGATTAGCAAGATGCATGTCCTCTGTGTCCTCCACAAAACAATCAGCTGTTCTTGCAAAAACATACAGCATCAATTTGTTTTTGCCGGTTTCCTGCCGATTATAAGACCGGAATTGTCCGCATACACTGATGATGGTCCCCTTATAATTCTCACCTACATTAATAAGGCGATCAGATATCATAACCGGAATAATATCGTAATTGTCGCTAAGCCTTGGAACGCTTACGTCTACTATGTAAAATCCCTCTCCACAAACCTCATGACTATAAGTGAAATCACTTACTATTTCCCCCTTTATTGCAGCCCGATTGTTTTCAATAATGTTATCATTCATATTTTCTTCTCCATTCTCATGTATTTCATATCCACTTATTTTTCCGTCTTCCAAAATCCATCTGAGACCAGTTTCATTAAATAACTGCATTGTCTGATCTACTGTTAAATCTTCTGTAATTTTACTTAAACTTCTGTCCATTCAAAATCCCCTTTCCTGGTTTTTCCATTCTTTCAATACTTTGATAAAATCTGGATTTGTAAGTATATAGCTAGCAGTATAGGCTATAATCCCCACAATTCCGACAATAGTAATACATACGATAATAACTACAAAAAACATTTGTTACTCCTTTCTTGACAGGGAGTAAGCGCCTTTGTTATAATAAAAACGGACGCCTACATCGCGATTGTATGTGTCCTTGGGTGCTTCCGCTTGTCCGAGCGGGGCATCCTTTTTAATAAGATTTATTGCCTAAAACATTTCTCGTAAATTTCTGTAAATGTCATTTCTACTGAATTTTCTTTTTCCGAAATACTTTTACTATGCGATTCACGCACCATATCAAATAAGATATTGATAACAGTAATAACTAATTCTATTTCTGTTTCGTTAAAAATCACAGATTCTTCATGATTAACAGCAGCTGCTAATCTACCTTGCAAAGTTTTTATGATTCCTTCCACAATTCCTTCCTCTTCTTTATCGGAATCGTCAATTACTTCATAATCCATGCCATATATAGATATATTATCCGATGATAGATTTTCTAGCGTTAAGGGAAATGAACATCCCGATGCAAGCACATCAAATCTTCCAAGATAATCATCCCATACAACACGGCACCGATAAAATGCCGAACCTCTTTTTTCACATTTTACAATGTCGTTTTCCCATATCTTTTTACTGTTCTTATCATAGAGGCCTGTAAATTGGCAAAGGGTTTCAGGATTAACAAAATAAACTTTGTTCGTAATAGTACTTGTGTTCCGTATGACATGAATTGAATCATTGGTATCATCCATTCCATTAGGATAATATGTATAATAACCCTCCACCCATTCCCCTGTGTCCTCGCGTTTTGCTTTAAAAAATATGTTTCTCATATATCTCCCTTCTTAATTAGTAATTTTACTTTTTGCATCTTTTAGCAGTCTTGATATGTAAGTCTGTGAAAGTCCCATTTCCATAGCGATTTCAGATTGTGTATAGCCAGAATATCGCATTTTTATAATATTTCGCTGTTGTGTTGGCAGTTCATTAATTAATTCTGTTAAAATTACCACCTCTTCAACTTGATCATGGCTCGGGAAAAGTTCATCTACTGTATATTCTTCTCCATCATTATCGTTTATAAAAATATTATCTGTTGAATATACAAGTTTTTGTTTCTTCTGCCTGCGAATCTCTAGTAATATTTCATTTTTAATCACATGACCTGCGAATGTATTAAACTCAAACCCTAATTCCGGTCGAAATGCTTTAGCTGCTTTTATCATCCCCAGAAAAGCAAGTGACAATAACTCTTCTTGGTCAATCCCTGTTTGGTTCCATTTATTTGCGAAATATATTGCCAGCCGAATGTTTCTCTCGACTAAAACTTTCCAGGAATCTTTTGACCAATTATTATATAGCTCTTTTTCTTCTTCTTTTGTCATTTGAACTGGCAGTTCCATATTAAATACATGCCTTTTGATCATTTGATAATCCGCATCCTTTCTTATGTATTTTTATCCCACTTTTCCATTGGTTCTAATAAAGTGCAAATCCAGAACAGTGGAAATTTGTGTTCGTATCATCATTTTTTCTTCTGCCGGAAGATCATCAATCCCGTTTAGAATTTCTTCTATCTGATCAACACGTTCTTCTAATTCTTTACTCATTGCCATATTAATTCGCCTCACTTTCTTGCTATATTATTTATTAAAATGTAAATCATTGTGTTGCTCATGAAACTATTGTACGTTTCGGTGCGACATTTGTCAAGAACTTTTTTGTTGACAATGAAACTTTTTTTTGATATAGTTAATTTGTGAAAGAGAGGTGACGTTTTGAATAGAATAAAAGAATTACGTGAATCACTTGGAATAACTCAAGATGTATTTTCAAAAAGATTAGGATTGGCCAGAAATACTATTGCAAATTATGAATGTGGAAGACGTGATCCGACCAATCAAGTAATTACTGCTATTTGCAAAGAATATAATATAAATGAAGAATGGTTTCGTACTGGTAATGGTGAAATGAAAAAGGATATGTCTGTTGAAGAAGAAATTTACGGACGATTCGGAAAAATAATGGAAAAAAGCAGCCCAGTCAAAAAAGAAATAGCTTCTATGTTAATACAAATAGTAGATATTCTTCCGGACGAAGAATGGGAATATATATATGGTGAATTTAAGAAATGTATTCAAAGAATTGAAGAAGCAAAAAGGGAAGAGGATTAATCCCCTTCACCCAGAACAGCTTTTATTAAACTTATGAGACGTTTTATAAAATTAATATCATTAATAGAATCAATAAGTTTATGTAATTCATTTTTTTTCTTTTTCATGGTATCCCTCCTTTCGTACTGTAATATATTATATTTATAACCAATAAAATAAAATGTCAAATATAGTCGGCGAAAAATAGCAATTATCTTAATTTATTCTAAAATAAAAACCGCCCCTGTAGGCGCAGGAACGGATTTTTATAGAACTATACCGGGAAGCCGATATAATCCAAAGCACAAAAGAATTATATCATTTACCCGGTAAAATTACAAGTTTATCGGGCATTTTTATGCCTTTTTAGGAGGAATTACATCTATGGCAACAACAAAATACAAAAAAGGAAAAGACGGATATTTTCAAGCCAAAGTTTGGGACGGGACTTATGTCAATGACGAAAAACACCGCATAACCCTGAGAACAAAAAAAAGCAGCAGAGAACTGGAAAACATGGTCAATGAGCATAATCGGAAGATTGCGGACCGGGAATATATCCGGATGATTGACATTACATTTCTTGATTATGCACGTAAGTGGAAAGATGTTTATAAAGCAAATAAATCTAAAAACACGCAAGCCATGTATTATAATGTAATTGAAAAACATTTATATGTCGTAACTTGTCAGATGAACGCGATTAATCGGATGGATTATCAGATGCTGCTTAATTCGATCCCTGGGGACCGGACCAGGCAGCAAGTGAGCATGACATTTAAGCAGATTATAAAAAGCGCGATAAAAGATAAGTTGCTGCCTGCAAATGTTTATAATGAGATTTTTGACGATACCGAAACAATTCATTATCGGGCGCCTGAAAAGAGAGCATTGACAGAAACAGAAAAAAAGGCTACCTTTGACGCTGATCTGGATCCCCCGGATAAAGTTTTTCTATATATACTGTATGGCTGCGGCCTACGCCGGGGAGAAGCATTGGCCCTATCGCGGTTTAACATATCAATAGACCGCCGAGAATTGACCGTAGGCGGCTCTGTCGCATTTGATGGTAACAATCCCTACCTCAAAGGCACAAAGACGAGAAATGGAGAGCGTACGGTCCCAATACCAGAGATGATCTTGCCTGCCCTGGAAAGCTATCTTGCTACATTAAAGGGTACCTTGTTATTTCCGTCAAGAAGCAATGATTATCTCAGCAAATCATCCTATGACAAGAAATGGGCCAGAATTATCAAAGGGATGGAAAAGGCATCCGGTGAAACATTTGACACCCTGACGGCTCACATATACCGACACAACTATTGCGCAAACCTCTGTTACAAGATTCCAGAGATCAGTATTAATATGATTGCGCAGCTTCTTGGAGACAATGAAAGGATGGTAATTGATGTATATAATCACTGCATAGCGCACAAAGAAAAGCCACATGATGTTGTTGCCGATGCCCTGGCGTTATGAGACAAATTTGAGACATTGAGACATTTTTGAGACATACAGAAATGGATAGAATTGGAAATATATGGCATATAGCAAAGCAATAAAAAAGGCGCAAACCCTGATAAATACTGAGTTTAACACCTTTTTCATAAATGAGACATCGGGGGCTCGAACCCCGGACAACTTGATTAAAAGTCAAGTGCTCTACCACCTGAGCTAATGTCCCGTTATCATAATACAGCGTAAATGCCCAGAGCCGGAATCGAACCAGCGA